ACATATAAGTTGTTCTTGCTTGCTGTAGTACTAGTAGATATTGTATTAACACCGTAGTTTACTATTTCATTTTGAACCAGTGATACGTTAGATATTATAATCACCTCTATTTCGTCACTATTAGCCGGAGCTTCAGAAAAAGATAAGGTTGTACCAACAATTGTAAATGTATCTTTGTTTTGGTATGTACCACTTACATATACATCTACAAAGTTAATACTGGAAGGTGCAACTGTTAATGTATAATCAGTTTGACTACCCGTACCAGTGAAATCATTCCTTGTAATTGTATTAGCCCCAGGGGATATATTTGAAACAACCACTGACATAACCTCAACAGATCCATTGTTTGGAGGAGCTGTAGTAAAGGTAAGTGTAGTACCAGTTATTGAGTATGTTTCTTTTTCTTGGTAAACACCAGCAATAAACACACTAGTAAATAATGTTGAGAATGGTGTTACAGATAAAGTAAAAGCAACCGTAGTACCATCACCTACAAAATCATCTTTAGCAATTGAACTTGAAGAAGATGCTGCAATAGTTACATTGTTACTACCATCATCAGTAAGGGTTACCCCAGCTCCAGCAACAAGCTTAACCGTATCAACGGTTCCGCTTGAAGGCGTAAGGTTTAAATCTACATCCGTACCAGACTGTATACTTGAATAATCGTATGTTGTACCAGCTACAGTTACCCATGCATTATCGCCGCGAAGAAAAGTAGTTGCATCAGGTGTACCAGTAGCAGATAAGTCCCCTGTAAGGGTCGCTGCACCAGATTGTGTAGTAGTAGGCGTTAATGTAATAAAAGAGCCGTTAGAAGCCGTGAATGAAGTTACACCACCTGCAGCGCCATTCGATGCTAAGGTAATTCTACCTTGTTGATCAACCGTTATATTGGCATTTGTATATGCGCCAGCAGTAACCGCTGTATTGGCAAGAGCTATTGTCCCGGTTGTTGTTATAGTACCACCAGTAAGTCCAGTGCCAGCAGTAATACTTGTTACTCCTTCGTTATCTGTTGTAGCTATATTAAAACTAGGATACGTACCTGTAACCGTAGCACCACCTGTTCCCGTGATTACCACCGTTTGGTCAGGTAAGGTATTTGTTACAATAGGGTTTTTTGGATCTGAAGCATCTATGCTTATAGCAGTTCCAGCAACTACGGACTGCACTATATTAGAAGGTATAATATCACCTACTTTTAAGTTTACAAATCCATTAACAACCGTAAAATTGTCTGTGTCAAAACCAGCTAATCCTCTTACCGCTGTTGCCGTAGTACCAGCAGTAGCTAAATCAATATTACTTTGGACCGTAGTCCAATCTGTTAAAGCGCCTGTACCGGCCACTAAATCTATTTCAGCAATAAGTACATCACCAACTTTGACCGTTTCACCATAAAACGTTCCGTCCACTGTAACCGTGTATGTCCAACCCTTTGTAACAGCAATCTGCGTGCCCCTGCTATCAAGAACTGGTGTATTTGTAGTAGCGTCATACGCTCCTTGATATATTAGTCCTCCAACAACAGCATTGTCAACATAAGTTTTTATTGCTAATTGAGAAGATAATACAGTATCTGAAGAAGTACCGCCTCCTAAAGCAACGTCTTCTGAAACAAACTGCATGTTTGCTGTAGAAGTTTCAACGTAAGGTATTAGTCCTGGAGCGCCAACAGTAACGTTCCCTAATCCACTTATTGGGCTTAGAGTAACATTATCACCCGCTACAATTGAAGTAACACCACCCTGTGAAGTAGAATTTATTGTTACAATACCCGTGCCCCCACCAGGGGATATGGATATATCCGTACCCGCTAATATTTGTGTTACCCCAGAGTCTGAGGAAATATTAAAGCTAGGGTATGTGCCGGTTACTACTGTATCACCAGTTCCTGTAATTACAACTGTTTGGTCAGGCGCAGTGTTTGTTATTGTTGAATTACCAGTTGCACTACTTATAGATATACCAGTTCCAGCAATATTAGATAACACGCCTGTGTTACTGATTATAGGATCAGCAGGGTTTGAATTATCAACCGCAATTCCTGTTCCAGCATTTACAGAAGTAACAGTACCACCACCAGCAGGTACAGCCCACACATTATCACCTCTTAAAAATGTTAATGAATTTGGCACGCCTGTAGCAGAAAATGCAGCCGTTATAGTAACAGCACCATTACTAGACGAGTTAGGTGTTAAATTTATGAATTGGCTATCCTGTGTACTTATTGTAGTTACAGGGGTAGACCATGTATTATCCCCTCTTAAATAGTTTAAATTACTAGGCGAGCCAGTGGCAGAAAGACTTGAGGATATACTTACATTACCAATAGATGATAAAACTGGCGTTGAACTAACGAACGTTGAATTAGTAGAAATAATTGACAACACTCCAATATTCCCTATTGTTATACTATTTGCACCATTTAGGTTACTGTTTGATATAGATATACCAGCGCCTCTTAAAAGGTTCACAGCGCTTATATTACCTATGTTACTAGTCAATACAATATTTGCATTCAATCCAGCCGATTGGCTTGATAATGTATAACCACCTAATAAATCAGCTATATCACCTATGTTAAACGTCCTTGTTGGATTACCATCTACCGGCGTGGCTGAGGTACCATCATATGTAACGGTACCAAGCAGTAAGTCTGACGCTTTAGGCGTAGCCGTTGGATAACTATATATTATTGCCATTTTATATTTTTAGTTAGTTTTTTTAATTATTAAATACATAGTCCTGATTCTATAACTACACTAGATGAGTTTGTTACAACATAAGTTCCATTAACTAGACCCCAGTAACCAGCTCCCATAGGAGCGCCAAAATTATTGGTTTGATACAATGTATCTCCGTCTGTTGGATATGTTCCACTACCCGTGTGGTATCTTGTTGCTCCATGTCCTGCAGCGCAAGCGCTTGCTGTAGAGGTTTCAGGACTTGCATTTGTTAAGAATGAAGTAAGAGCAGGTTGCACAACACCTGAAACAGATTGCGTTATTGTAATATTTGAACTAGGTATTGTTCCGTTTATAGTACCAGTCCCGTTATTGCTTGCTGAATCAGTCCAAGTAGGCCCTGACGTAAATGCATAACCTGAATTAGCAGTTATAGTATGAACAAATTGATATGCATCACCTGCGTCACCTGTTATAGTGGCACTAGGAGTTAGACTAGTTGTGGTGTTTGCAAAACCAGTTACATTATTGCTAAATGCTAAAGTAACCGTATATTGTACCGGTGGTACTGGGCACACTAAACAAGATCCAACTGATACAGCTACTGAACCTGCTGATTGTTTTTGGAATGGCATGTATACACCTTGATATTTAACTTGTACCACATCATTTATATTCATACTACTCACAAACGATGCATCTATTGATGTTGCCCCACAAATATCACACACTCCTACGTGATACATTGTTATTGGTGTAGTTTCTGCTGCATTACATATTGTGAATATTGAAAACGTATATCCAACATTTATATTACAACTTGGTGGAGGCGCAACTGCAATAGTACCAGACACATTGGTAGTAACCGTAGTGTTTGCAGTAATAGTACCCGTGTTAGGATTAGGTGAAACTGTAGGTCCTGATGTCCACACATAACCGTTAGGTATTGAAGCCCCAGAGCTAAACGAATATGTAAACGGAGATGCGCCAGATTGCGTAGCACCAGTTTGGTCACCAGTTGGTGTATACACTTGCGCCCCTGCTATATTATAATTAACTTGCAATGTAGCGTCAACCGGCGGCGTATAAGCAGCTATTGTACCTAATATTGATGTTGTTTCATTGTAAGTTCCACCCACTTGTTTTTGGCCAGAAGCATCGGTAATGTAAGGGCCATCTGTCCATGCATAATTAGCGTTTGCAGGGGCAGTAGTAGTAAACGAATAATTAAATGGTACAGGACCAATTTGCTGCGCACCATTTAAATCACCTGTTAAAGTATACCATGAAGTGTTCCCAACAACTTGGCTTTCATCTATAGTCAAGTTAACAATTGCATTACTTGTTTGTAGTGCTAACGTACCTGTTATGTATGTAAATACAGTTTGCGAGCCTGATATACTACCAGAAGCATTGGTTATGGTTGGTCCAGATGAAAAGTAATATCCGTTATCAGCGGTAATCCCTGTTGTGAAAGAATAACTAAGTGGGCAGTTGCCAGATTGAGTGGCCCCTGTTTGATCACCACTTAAAGTAAATTGACCACCAGATATGCCACTAGTATCTACACTAAGTGTTGCTACGCATGGTGGTGGAGGAATAACTTGTACCTGTCCACTTATTGATGTAACCACTGTTTGATCTCCAGTCAATGTACCACTAGCATTTGATATAGTAGGACCCGTTACAAACTCATAGCCAGCAATTGGTGTAACCGTAGTATTAAAAGCATAAGCTAGTGGGGAAGCACCGGATTGTGTAGCGCCATTTAGATCGCCACCTATTGTATAGGCTGTTCCAGCAGAACCGCCGGTAATGGTATTAGATATACTAAGGGTGGCTGTAACCGGTGGCACTACAATAGCCTCTACAGTACCCGCTAATATAGTATATACAGTTTCATCCACACTGAATGTTCCAGTGGCGTTTGTAACCGTAGGGCCTGAAGAAAAGAAGAATCCAGCGTTAGGGGTAATTGAAGTACTGTATGCATAGGATGCCCCCGCTATCCCCATTTTGGTAGTTCCGACTTGGTCACCACCTATTGTGTATTCCGTACCAGATATATTATTAGTAAATGCCAATGTAGTCATATACTGGCTTGCAGCCGCCACCACTACATATAATGTATTTGCGTTCTTTGTAACTAGTGCCGCATATTCCGTCCCACTTAGACTTACCACTTGTTGTACTGCACCAGTACTTGTAAATGTATCCGTGTCATTTCTAATATCCCCTGTGTCGCCAGCATCAATATATGCTTTAACATTTGTAAGTGCATTTATTGGTAAAGCCGCTAATGTAGTTGTTTTTACATCTGTAGAAGAACTTTGATTAAACGCTATAAAATCATTGCTTATAGCCGTTGTTTGGTTTTCACTAAACTTAATATAGTTATTTAAACCCGTTAGGTCAACACCTATAACAGGGTTAACAGTGGCAGATCCACTAACTATATATAAACCACTACCAGTGGTAACACTTGTAACTGTTCCAACCGGTAGTCCAGACACCCCAATTGTAATCGCATTTGATCCGTTATTTGTCAATGCAATATTTGGACCAGCCAATAAAGAAACTATAGTTTGTGAGGAATCACTTCCATTCAACCTAATGTTATTATTCAAACCAGCTTGTACGCTGTTTATTGTATATGTAGTATTTGTGCCCCCAGGTACAGCAGCCCAGACATTATCACCTCTAAGATAGTTTGAAGCAGATGGTGTACCAGAAGCAGTTAGACTAGCGCTTAAACTACCCGTAGTGGTTATATTACCCCCAATCAAACTAATAAAAGTAGTGGCAGTAGTATCAATACTAGTTACAGTTCCACCACCCGGTACACCTGTTTGTACTAAGTCTACAATGCTCTGTATTGAGAATGATTTTGTCGGTTTTCCCGATGCACTAACATCCGTACCTAATAATAGGTCACCAAATGCTGGCTGTGTTGCTTGCTCGTAACTATATACTATTGCCATGTCTTATGCTCTTCTTGATTGTTCCTTTTCTTGTTTTGTTCCGTCAGGTCTATTTTGAGCCTGTGTACCGCCTCTATTAAAAGCCATAGGCACAAACCTGCGGGTATTGTGGTCAAAATCCTTACCTTTTATATCCTTGCCATCTTTAATGGCCTCTCTTCTCTTCATTTGGCTCTCTCTACGCTTTTTTTCCCTGTCAGGAGTATTCGCCGCAGCCAAATCACGCTTCTTTTTATCAGCAGCACCCTTAGGTGATAGTTTTTGCTTCCCCATAACTTATATAACCTGCTCAGTACCTAAATATATAGCCACAACAGTCTCATTCCCTAAATATAAGGTGGCAACCACTTCATTTCCTAAATTAATAGCCATATTTCAATGTTTTGTATACTATATATACTTACACAACAACCCCACAATTTACACCATAGACATAAAGTGGGACATTAGCCCCCTACTATTTATATTAACACCCTAACGTCGCACTTTTACACCGTACCTTATATAATACGCGTAGCGTTTTTTAAAAAAAAATTTATAATTTTTACCTTTTTTATATAAAACAGCCAGGTGGAAAAAAAATTGTTGTGAATATTGAGGTGTGGTATAACACCTATATTTTACGGTGCGGTACCGAAAAGGTTTTGCGTTTCGTTTTAACCGGGTCCCCCATTTCCCTGACGTTTTGGCGTTATCGTTTTGCCTTTCGGCAGGTTTTCCGTGCACGTTTGGGGTATTCTATGTTGGCCTACTGCCGCTGCGATCGGTACACCGTTTGAGTTGTCGTTTCGGTATCGGTAATGGTCTGACCTCACGGCTTCTGCCCGAGCAAACCTCACGGCATTCTTCCGAGCGATCGGTATCGGTGTCGGTAACGGTATCGGGATCGGGATTGTTATCGGTTTCGGGGTGGTATCGGTGCCGGTGCCGGTGTTGGTGCCGGTATCGGCAGACCTCACGGTCCTTATTGCGAGCATTCTCTTAGCATTTTTAAAAGGGTTGATACGAGTCTTTATTGATAATATATATGTAACTAAAAAATAATAATAATAATAATAATAATAATTAAATACTACTACTATGCAAACTATTAAAATTAAATTAATTCTTTTATTAATAAATATAATAAGACCCCTTAGAAGATTATTAAAATCTATAGACTATAAATTAATAGACTTAGTCTAAATAAAAAAAAAGTTGACACGAGTTCACTTTGATAATATAAATGTAACTAATAAAAATTATACTTATGACTTCTATTCAAAAACAATTTAAACTTACAACATCATTCCAAATTATTTACTCACATGAACATAAACTATATGACTTTACAATATTTGACTTAGCTACTAAAAAAGTTTTATATCACTATCACTTTGAAAACTTAAAAGATATTAATAAATTAATTCAACAATATAAATAATACAACTATGATACCATACAAAATTAAAACAAGCCCTAAGTCTAACTACACATGGATTGACTATGTAGATAATGGAGTACCAACAAGATCAATGACACACAAACCAATATACACTTGTAAAGAGTCTAAAGCTATGCAAGACTATGAGAATGGAATTGCATTATTCTTAGATAGTTTACTACAAAGATAAATGCTATGCATAAAAAAGCTTGACACGAATGCATTTTGATAATATAAACGTAACTAAAATAAATAAATTATGACTAACGAAATTAAAAGCGAAATAATCGCAACGATCGACGAATTAAACCAATATTTAAATGGCAACGTAACTAAAACTAGTATACAAATTACGCTTGACGAATTAATAAATAAATTATAACTATGCAAACACTAAGAGAATTAACAAACGAATCATTTGATGCTATACATAACATCTTATATAACCACCTCATCGAAACTAAAGGCGAGTGTGATCATGATAAACATGGAGAACTATTAGTGGATGTAATATGGGAACTTAAAAAAAGGTTGACACGAGAGTAAATTGATAATATAAATGTAACTAAAAAATATAAATTATGACTTACAATGGAATTGCAAACGACGAATTTGGTATGGACTATAATCAACTAGGCCCTAATGAAAAAGAATGGGTACAAGAAGTATATGAAGAATTTAACAACTAAAAAATATAACTATGCAAACACAAGAACAAATACTAGACAACATCGTACAAATTATGGATAATTACATAAACAAAGGAAGCATATTTTGGACGGCAAAAACAACACTTAACGAAATACAAACACTCCTTGAAGAAAACTATATCCACGGATCCTTAGACAATAACTATAAATAAGGTTAACACGAAACTAAATTGATAATAAATATGAACAATAAAAATAATATAACTATGACAAAATTTAACTTAACAAAGTACTACAACAACGAAGAAAAACTTGGACCTCAAGGAGGTGGTTGGGCAGAACCAAATACAACTGTACAACAAATAGCTCATGCAATCTATACCGAATGGCAAGATAAAAGTGATCTTAAGAATTGGAAGCAAGATCCAAGATATGTGCACAACACAAGAACTAATCAAGATGCTATACATAACATAATAAATAACTTTATCCGTCAAGACTACTTCTAAAAAAGGTTGACACGAGATCCAATTGATAATAAACATGTAACTAAAATATAAAACTATGCAACTAAACTCAGAAGAATTAGCTATCATTTATAGCGCACTTGAAGACTGTTTAAACTCAGACGACTGGAAAAACCTTGGCTTACCTATTCAAGAAATTATGAGCAAAGTAAAACTACAACTAAAACAACCTCGACAATAAATAATATGCTATACACAAAATAAAGGTTAACACGAAACACATTTGATAATATATACGTAACTAAAAAACACAATTATGAAAACATTAAAACAAAGACTTCGCCCTCAGTACAAAAAACGACTAACACTATACCAAAGCCATTATCCAACACTTGGCGAACGTATAAACAATGAACTCAACACACTCGAATGGATCGGCGATCTAAGACTAACCGTCCTAATCGATATGCGGCTAGCATTCAAACTAAAAGATATAGCCGACGTCTACAACATATTCGACGAGCAACATATTGACTAAAAAAGTGGGACGTTAGCCTACTACTATAATAATTAACAGGCTAATGTCACTGTTTTTCACACGAAGAAATGATGTGACAGAGTACGAGACTCTTCATTATACCTACAACACTTTTATTTCTAACAAATAATTAACAACCTTTACAACAATATAAATAAAACTGATATAACTATGGAAAACAATAACTTAGGCTTATATAGAACAGAGTTCAAAGCTGTCCAAGACAATAAACAATTAATTGAGTATAGTTTTTATGCTGAGGATATACATGCTGCATATGATGAAGCAAAGAAATTTACTGCAAGACAGGATGAGGAATATGAATTAAAGTATTTAATTCGGGTATGGTCATGAGTTTATATAAAGATAAGATCCGTGAGTATGCTATACACGCTGCGGTTAAAAAGTCAGAACCTTTGGAAGGTTTTATAGGGTTGAAGATTGAGTACAAATATGTACTAAAAGAATTGATCATTGAAATGCAAAAAGAGATTAACAAAATAAATAACGATTTAGAATTATGAGAACAACACAAAATTGGGTATTTTATACCGGCAGACACAAATACGGACGAGTAAAAGCATTTTGTTTTAAAGCGTGTAAACGCCCTGAGATTACAAATGTTTGGAAGGATATTAATATGCTACTTGATAAAAATATAGTTGAACAGGTTGGCTATATGACAGAACAAGAGTGGGCTAGACACATGTGGAGGGAATAGCTATGAGATATACAAAAGAACAATTAGATAATTTGGTAGGCCTTTTTGATGCGGATTTTGTGTGGGCACAAATGCAAGATGAGGGTTTAGACGACGAGAGTTTTTACATTGAACAAAGATATTTTAATTTATAACATTATGAGAAGCACAAACTATTTAACAATACTTGACCACAACTCTGGAGTTGTATGGCAAATTGATATGGAAGAGGTTGACGGGTTCGACTACGACTGGGGAACATCAGCTTTTGAAAATTATATAACCAAAGACCTTAAGTTTTATTTGCATGAGATAGATTATATGTTGCATGCAGATGAAGATATAAGAAGGAACCGAGATATTTAATAGACTTAGCACGAACAACTATTGATAATATAAATGTAACAACTAAAACATATAACTATGACACACTTTGAAAGACTTTACACTGAACGAATTTTATTAAACTTAAAAGATTATACTATTCAAGATCTAGACGACTACCACGATGCTATACACGAGATTGTTGACAATATGTGTATTTACACTAAAGATTGCAAAGATGCAGTTGAAGAATTAGACTACGATGTATTTCAAGAAGACGATTTATTTGGCAAAGCTAGAAACTATAGTGAAGCAGCTTATGCAGCAATCTATCAAAACTTTTACGAAAACGGGCCATGCTTTGAAGAGTATGCAGCCAACAACTTAATCGCACAATAATGAAAAAACCAGAATATCAAGAACTATCTAGCGAACTATACGAACTTACTTGCGACTTTGTAAGCGAGCAATTACTTGAAATGCTTTACAACAAAAATATAATTAAAGAAACAGACGACGAAGCAATGGAAATATTTAACAAAACATTAAAACAATATTATAACACACACTTAACAAAATCATGGTAATAAATAATTATAACGAAGCATCTTTTAATTACTTTTTAGATAAGTTAGATGCGTTTGAAAACGAAGAAATAAACAAACAACAATTTATAGATTTAATGGAAAACTATTTTAAAAAATATTAATTATGTCACACTATAAAAAATTAGTAATTGAAAAGTCAGGTGCAATACTTGACACCGAACACAGAGGATCAGACTACGATGTCACATTTGAATCCATATTAACTGCTGATGGCCACGATATTTATGTAGCCTTAGATCAAGGCGAGTGGGTGAATGTAGTAACAGACAGAGACATGTACATTGAAGCATCAATGCTATACACAGAGATTGAATCTGCAATTAACTTAGGGTCTAATATATATGTTGATCAGTACATACTTGACGCATGCGAATTAGATGACGATAGCGACCGCTGGGAATACCTATGGAATGAGTGGTATATAGATAACCTTGGATTTTTATAATAATATATACGATGACTAAAGAAGAATTTTTACAATACCAAGAAAAGCAGCGCAAGCAAGCAGCTTATGCACGTATCAAAAAATTAGCAGGCCTTGGCGAATGCAAAGGATTAACTGACGAAGAGTGGGATAGCATTGAAACACCCGGTAAGTCAAGATTTAAAAATAGCTTAATTAAACAAAGTTCATTTAAAAAATAAACTTAGCACGAATATTAATTGATAATATAATTGTATGAACAAACAACTTATAACACCTGAAAATAAGCGTGCTGCAATAATAGAAAAAATAGCTAAAGCTTTATTTTTAGTAGCATGGATCATATTAAATTACATACTATACTTACAATACAAATAGCTTTACACAAAAAATATAAAACTTATGGAAGAAATATTAAAATTATCAGCAAGTAATGAACAATTAATTCGTATCTTAGCATCAATGCACGAACGCATAACCGATCTGGAAACGCAAAATGATAGAGAATGGATATAAAAGAAAAAGCATATAATAAAATATATTCAAAGCTACATAGTGCTATACACAAGTGGCAAGCCGCGAAGGCTGGTGACTGGCAGTGGATGGGTATAGATGAAGCACCTACTGTCAGGCTAAACCAAATTAAACAGCACAAACAACAAGTAGAAATTTATGAATACATTGAAAAACTAATAGCAAATGACAGAATCAGAAATGCAGCGACTATCTACACTGATAGCAGAGAAAATATTTGATCTTGGCGAAAAGCAAGTGGCTAAAGAGCCAAGTAAATTTTATGCTGTGGACGAGCATGGTGACAAATACGAGATCACTGAATATGAATTCATTAGCTTTCAAATAGATGATCTAGAAGCTATTGAACGCGAACATGTAAATAAAGAAGAATACACAGAAGCATTATTAATACAAAAAAAAATACAAACATTAGAAACCAAAAGAAACCAATTATGAAAGTAACTAAAGAAAAACTAAATGTAAATTCAAGTGCAATCCTAACAATGTCTTATGACTTTGAAGCTAAGCTATTAACCGTTAAGTTTGCAAACAGCAGAGTATACCAATTTGAAAATGTAACTACTGAAATATTTTACGCAATGAAACATTCAGAATCAATTGGCAAGTTCTTTAATAAGTATATTAAATGGAACTATAAATTTGATCACATTGGGTAAGCTTATTATAATTGATAGCAATGGTCGTCATGAGTATCTGATCAATACAAGACTGGCTGACCATGTTATCGATGACATCACAAATAAAATATTAAAAGACTTTCCACAAGATGCAGTGGTGGATTTTGAACAACTATATTAAATATTATGACGGTACAACTAGAAACTATAAAAGATTATATTGAAGCTAATATAAAAGTTAGTTTAAAAAAGAAAACAAGGGAAAGAGATATGTGTTATGCTAGAGCTGTATACTATAAGCTTGCTAAAAGATACACGGTACAATCATTATCATCAATTGGTAAATTAGTAGGTAGAGATCACGCGACAGTATTACACGGCTTAAAACTATTTGATGAAGCTATTATGTATTCAGAACCACTTAAAATTGTATATGATTCATTCTCTATTAATGTAGAGAATAAAAACTTAGAAGATGCTGACTCTAATATGCTGGATATTAAAAACTTAGCAGAACAAAACAAAAGACTAAAAAGAAAAGTATTTAAACAAAACCTTGAAATAGATATTTTAAAGAAACAAAAAATACAACCTACAAATAAAACCGAAGAGTTTATAGATTTAATTAATTCAGTAGACGAGAATAAGCTTGATATGCTATACACACGTCTTGACGCAATTGTAAAAATGATATGATAAAATTAATAGTAAGTATAGTAGTATGCGTAACAGCAACTGTTTACAATGCAGTGCCTGAACAAACGAATGAAGATCCAGGGCACACGGCATCAATGTATGAAATAGATTTAGAAAACCCATATAAACATCGCATCTTAGCTGTATCGCGAGATTTATACAAATTAGGATATAAGTTCGGCACTAAAGTAAAAGTGTCTTGTGGGTGCCCGTACGAAGGCATATGGGTAGTCAGAGACTTAATGAATAAAAGATACAAAAGAAGCATTGATTTTTTAATTAATGAAGATATGCCAATTGGCAAATGGGATAAAGTTCAAATAACTAAAATAAATTAACAACTTTAAAAAAAAATTACTACTTTCACAAAAAAACAGTGACAATAGGTAGTTAATATAAATAGTAATAGGCTAATGTCGCACGAAAGATTGCTTGATTATTTAAATCAAAGACGGATAATTTATAGGAGATTGCCTATATCAGACAAGCCAACAGCATGTTTTGATTGGGGTTACTTTTATGAAGATGGTACTCATGAGTGTTATGATTTATTTAGAAGCAAAGCTAAAATAACAAGTTATAGATCTTTAAAATGGCACTTATTAGTTTTATGGTATTTAAATCCTCAGCTTGATCAAAAAGCTTTTAATAATCTAGCGGAGTATATTTGTAATAAAAAAAATGGATTTATAACATTTGAACCGCCTGATGATTCAGTAAGCAAAATTGTTTACGATGTTAGCATAAAAGATTTAGAACAACCCCCTAAAAATAAAACACGTAAAATAATATTTAAATACCAATGTAAATTATCATTATCAGAAAAGCTTAGCATTGTAGGCCAAATGATAGGTAAAACAAAAAGAGTAACAGAAGCAGATATATACGACATGATGCTTTATATAAATGATAATGGCGAAAAAATAACAATAACAAAAATAGCTAAGCTATTAAGCTGTGCAACTAGAACCATACACCGAAACATAACCAAAAAACTTAAAGATGAAAAAGAACTATTAAATCAACAAAATGAAAAAGTACAACATTCGCAATTATGTGAGGTACAAGGATGATGTTAAAATATCAATTAATTTAATTGAGTTTAAAGCATTTCAAGACTACACGCGAGACGAACTAATTGTTACTTTCCTACCATTGGTAGAGAACATAGCGCGGAAGTTTTCAACTTCAGATCAAGCATCAGGTGTTATGGATATTACGGATTTAATTCAAGACGGAAGTTTAGGATTAATAAAAGCAGTAGACAAAATAATATGGGATACCGTAACGGGATCTAATGATCCAGAAAAAACATTAAAGTCTTTCCTATCAAAGAGAATAAAAGGGGCAATACGAAGGGCTATTGATATTAACAGAGGTGATATACGAATACCAGAACACAAACTAACCGAAATAAGAAAAGATAACGGCAAAGATAAGACTATGGTAGCAATGTTTTTTAATTCCATTTTTCTTAGCATTGACGAGCAAGTAAATGAAGATGATGACAATATAATGCATCAAATACCGGATCAGACTGAGCCATACAATATAACTTTATTGAATTTATATTTAACAAGCCTATTAAAAAAGCATTTAGACGAAAAAGAATTTGAAGTATTAAGATTAAGCTATGGGCTTAATTGTGATAAACACTCCGCAAATAAAATAGCAGAGATATTAAATATAGAAGGATCAAGCGCTTATGTTAGGATTTCAGAGATTAAAAAACAAGCAGTGCAAAAATTAATAGAAAATGTAGATTCTTCGCAAGTAATTGACTATCTTTAACATATATAACTAAATTAAATTAATTATGAAACTACACGAAAAATTAAGTAAAATCCAAGTAGAGTTTAAATCTAAAAAAAGTAGGTTTAATGCATTTGGCAAGTACAACTTCAGATCAGCTGAAGACATCCTAGAAGGGTTAAAACCATTTAATGAAAAGTATAGTGTATACTTTAAAGTGGATGAAGAGCTAATAGTTTCTGATCCCTTCCCAATGTTTAAATCTGTTGCCACTATATCAGATGGTACAGATACAATACAAGCTACCGCTGTTGTGGGTGTTGATCTTGAACAAAAAGGAATGCAAATGCCACAAAAATTTGGTAGTGGTTCTTCTTATGGGAAAAAATATGCTCTTGGAAATTTATTACTAATAGATGACACAGCAGATTCAGATGCAACAAATAACCATGACAAAACAATAACAAAGCCAAAGCTTGAAGGGGCAGCTTTAATAAAAGCAAAAGAATTTTTAGCCTCTGGCAAAGGAACTATCGAAGACATTAAAAAGAAATATCAAATTGATACATCAATTTTAAGCACGTTATAATGAAGAAAGCACAGTTAAAAGATATACTTAAAAAATTAGAGGACGACGAAAACTATTACGGCGATTTCGGCAAACAGTTTTTGTCAAATTCAAATATTGGTACGCTTTTAACTGACCCTTTGTCTTTACATCAACCTCAGCCTGCTAATTCAAATTTAATAAAAGGTGCTTACTTTCATACATTAGTGTTGGAGCCAGAAAAATTAAATAGATATAAAATTATTGATGCAAAAACACGCAACAATAATGAATATAGAGAATTAACTAACCCTGAAATATGTTTATTGCAGCATGAAGCTGATATGCTACAAGCTTTAAATGAAACACTAATGGCTAATGAAACAGCCAATGGGTTAATTAGAGATATAGATGTTGAGTATGAAATACCCGGACTTATGGAATTAGCGGGTGAATGGTGGAAGTGTAAAACAGATATTAAAAATAATACACAAGGTATTATTGTTGATCTTAAAACATCTGGAGACATAACCAGATTTGAGCAAAGTGCACGAAACTATAACTATGATAGCCAAGCGTATATATATTCAAGCTATTTTAAAATGGATTTTATTTTCTTGGTTATAGACAAAAAAACAAAAAAAATTGGTATCTTTGATTGTTCGCCTCAATTTTTAGAGCGGGGCAAATTTAAAGTTGAAGAAGCCGCTGAACAGTACAGGTTGTACTACAAGGATCTGAGTTTTGATCCTAAGAATTATTTTATATCAAAAACACTTTAATTAATTAAAACTAAGAATTATGGCATCAATTATTAAAACAAGTATCAACTTAAACATGATACCAAAAGGAAAAATCATTGAAGGTAAAAAAGGAAAGTATTTACCTATTACAATTACATTAAATGACGCATTAGATAACTACGGCAATCAAGGACCAGTAGTTGTAGAACAGTCAAAAGAAGATCGCGAGAATAAAATAGACAAAGTGTATCTTGGTAACGCAAAAGTTGTTTGGACTAATGGAATAAATGTGGATGCAGCACCTAGAGACAATCAAACACAACAAGCAGCTCCAGTGGCGGCGGCACCTGCCCCTCAAGATGATTTACCGTTTTAATGCTTTTATAATGTGTGTCAATAGGGGGAGTTTTAAAAGCTTCCCTTATTTTAATTAACTACTAATTTCTTACCCGATGCAAACAACGGAGATAAACGGATTTCAAATAGAACATTTTAATCAATACGATCTACCAACCGGTAAGCCTGAAGGCACTTGCCCGGTTTGTTCCGAACATAGAAAACCTGAAAACAAGAAAGCTAAATGTGCTTCTTATGATTGGGAAAGAGGGCTAGGCACTTGCCATCATTGCTCTAATACATTTCAACTTCACACATACCAGCGCAAAGGAAACGCTGAAAAGATCTACATCAAGCCAGAACCAATACAACTTAAAGAAGTAAGCACTAAGGTTCAAGAATGGTTTCAAAGTAGAGGAATATCAAACAATACATTAAAAGCTCTTAAAGTTACAGAAGGCAAAGAATTTATGCCTCAAACCGGTAAAGAAGAAAATGTTATTCATTTTAATTACTTTATGGGTGATGACCTTATAAATGTAAAATACAGAGATGGACGCAAAAACTTTAAGCTTTATAAAGGTGCTGAAAAAGTTTTTTATAACATAAATGCAATAGTGGGTTATGAGTATTGCGTGATTGTAGAAGGCGAAATGGATGCTCTTAGTTTGTATGAAGCTGGTATACCAAATGTTGTATCTGTACCAAATGGAGCTACTCTTGGAACAAACAATTTAGATTATTTAGATAACTGTATAGATTACTTTACTGATAAAGAAAAAGTAATACTTGCATTAGACGGAGACGAGGCTGGTCAAGCCTTGCAGAACGAGTTTATTAGAAGACTCGGGGCTGAAGTTTGCTTTATAGCAACTTTTGATGACTGCAAAGATTCAAACGAATATTTATTAAAACATGGAAAAGAAAAATTATCGCAGCGTATTACCTCAGCCAAGCCCGTACCTTTGGAACACGTCACCACTTTTAAGGACATTGAAGGGGAGGTTACTGATTTCGTTACAAATGGCTTTAAGCCCGGATTTCAGATTGGCTTATCTAACTTTGATGAAATCTTTTCAACTTACACTGGTCAATTTATTACTGTCACTGGTATACCTTCTTCCGGAAAAAGTGATTTCGTCGACCAAATGGTTGTTGGCTATAACGCTAAGTATGGATGGAAAACGGCATATGCTAGTCCTGAGAATGCGCCAACTTATCTTCACGCACATAAGCTTATGCGAAAGGTATGGCAAGGCATGCCCACTAAAGAAGACATTGGTACGAGCAAATGGAATCAAGTAGCTAATCATATAAATGATAATTTCTTTTTTATTGACATGGAACGTTATACACTCGAGTCTGTGTTACGTAAAGGTGCTGAGCTAGTAAAGCGTAAAGGAATTAAATGTTTAGTTATAGACCCTTTTAATAAAGTTAGAGACTATGAGGGAAACTTTGGAGACGTTAATGCATACACCTTAGAATATTTAACTAAAATTGAAATTTTTGCTAAAAAATATGATGTATTAGTTATTGTTGTTGCACACCCTACTAAAATGTATAAGGATGCCACTGGCAAAATCGAAGAACCCACAATGTACAGTATTAAAGGCGGGGGAGAATGGTATGATGCCTCTTATCACGGGTTATTAGTCCATAGAGACTACGTAAACAAAACAGTAAAAGTTAAAGTTCTAAAAGTTAAATTTCAGAATTTAGGGGAAAACGGAGCTGAAGCCTATTTTAAGTGGGAATATAAATCTGGATGCTTTTTACCTATTAGAGATCCTAACCAATCTATTGCAAGTGCGGATAAAATGCCTTGGGACTTATAATGGGTAGTGGATATAAAAATAAAAAGAAAAACAATTTACCAGATAGTTATATTGTAAATAAGCAAGAAGCGGCCGCGTATACTTGGTGCCTTAAAAACAATATAAGAATAAGTTTACAAGCAATAGATTACGTTCAAAATCCTGACAAATGGAAAATAGCCATAAGTATAGGTGAGAACTATAAAGCGTTTCATTTGTCACCTAGTGTATACACAAAAGACAATGTATGGCAAGAGTATTATAAAGCATGTTTATATTATTACAACAAACACAATAAATAATGGATATACAAGAAGATTACCAGTTATTAATGTCTCAAGCTTTATATAAAGGCAAAAAGAAAACTGATCGTACAGGAACAGGTACATTAAGTCTGTTTGGTAAAACAATCGAGCATGATATGAGTAAAGGTTTTCCTTTGCTTACTACAAAAAAAGTTTGGTTTAATGCTGCTTTAACGGAAATACTTTGGATTTTACAAGGCAGAACCGATATAGGATACTTGCACGAGCATAAAGTTCATTATTGGGATGCTGATTATGAAAGATCTGGTAGAACAGATATGACTTTAGGTCCTGTGTATGGCAAGCAATGGCGTGATTTTGGCGGCGTAGACCAGCTTAAAAACCTTTTAATTGAGATCAAGTCTAATCCAGATTCAAGACGTCTTATAATCAGCGCATGGAACCCAATTGAAATGAATGATATGGTTTTACCACCTTGTCATTACGGTTTTCAAGTATATATTAATGATGGGGTTATAGATTTAATGTGGCAACAGCGTTCTGTAGATATATTTTTAGGTTTACCTTACGATATTGCAATGTATGGGTTATTATTAGAGTTTTTAGCAAAAGGCAATAAATTAAAAGCAGGTAAACTAATTGGACAACTTGGTGATTGCCATTTATATAGTAATCATTTAGGGCAAGCTTCTGAGCAATTAGAAAGATATGCTTATGAGTTACCAACAATTAATGTTGAACACGGTTTGTATTTTAATGAAGGGACTATCTTCATGCCAGTACATAATTCCGTATCTTTAAATAACTATAGATCTCACCCCCCAATTTTAGCGCCGTTATCGGTAGGGTAAAACAAATTATTATGTATCATATATATCATATACCTGGTAAAAAAATCGGCGTTACACGTAATCTTGAATTAAGGGTTACTCAAGCTCAAGGGTACAATTCTGATGAATATGAAGTCATTGAATCTTCCGATGATATTCATTATGTATCTAAAAAAGAAATTGCTTTACAGAAGTCTTATGGATATAAGGTTGATAGGCAATTATACAAAGACTTAATAAACAAAAAATCAAATCAAATGAAAATTAATGTAACCGAACAGACTACAACTTTCCCTGTTCAAAAAGACAAACTTAAAGGCCATTTAATGGAAACCATTGGTATGAAATGGGAAACATCATTAGGTGAATTTGAATTGACATTAGAATCAATTAGGTGGATTGAACAAAACGCTGTTGTTTCTATGTATGACACTCAAAGATCCTTTATATATAACAAAGCATTTCACGAGGCCTTCACTGAAAACTTTGAAGAACACAAGCCTACCGTATATGATGATATACGTCTTTGGGCAGCCGCTAAAGGCATCTACACTAAAGGGGACAGCAAAACACAATACATCAAGCTTCTGGAAGAAGTAGGGGAATTAGCAAAAGCTATACTTAATAACGACAAGCCTGAAATAATAGACGCTATTGGCGACTGTGTGGTTGTTCTTACAAACTTAGCTAAGCTTGAAGATCTTAAAATTGAAGATTGTATACAATCAGCTTATAATGTAATTCAAAACAGAAAAGGCAAAATGATTAATGGAACATTTGTTAAAGAATCTTAATATGAATAAAAAAGAATTTACATTTCGTGATCCAGTTATTGAAAGCGTTGTGAATAAGTTTGTAGCACGATCTGACGTAGGCTTTAAAAAATATGGTGTAACATTAGATGAAGACCCTGGCAATCTTAATGTATGGATGACACACCTTCAAGAAGAACTTATGGATGCTGTTAACTATATAGAAAAGCTAAAGCGTGTTACTACTGAAGTTCTACAAGATAAACTTGTACAGAAGTACGAAGCCTCCCATGATGGGCATATGTTAGACAGTGATGACATATGGCAATAAAACGGCGTACTAGAAAAAAAGGTCCAGTAAGAGCAAACAAAGTGTCATATGATGGCATTGACTTTGCTTCAGGTCTTGAAAAATATATGTATATGGCTTTAAAGCAAGCTAAAATACGCGTAAAATACGAAGGTGAAACATTTGTTTTACTTAATGGTTTTCATTTTGAAAACGAAGTTTATGAAAGACAATCTAATGGAAAAGGAGGCTATATAAATAGAGGTTGTAAAAGAATATTGCCAATAAAATATACTCCAGACTTTATAGGTGAAGACTTTATAATAGAAACAAAGGGCCGAGCTAATGAATCATTCCCAATGCGTTGGAAGCTATTTAAACAGTTAGTAGTTAATCAATTTCCAAATGTAACCTTATATAAACCACAAAATCAACAAGAATGCAACGAGACAATACGCTTGATCCTATCAAAGCAAAAAAAATAGCTCGCCAAAAATACACTCAAAGACAGATTGACAAATGGATTAAGTGGAGTTGGGAAGTAAAAGGAAAAATCAAATGGAGGGAGCTTGTAGAGATGCAAGATAAATATAACATAAAAGTAGAATAATGGCAGCAAAAAAAGCAGCGGGTACAGGAGGTGCTTATGCAAAAGTTAAAGTTAGAAGAAAAGGGGTTCACGCTAAGTCTAAAACGTCTAAGTTAAAAACTAGCAAAAACTATGTTAAACAATATAAATCACAAGGATAATGGCAGATTGGGAATTAACTATTGGATTGTATCCTGGAATTTTGTTAGGAATTAGAACATATCCTCAGCCGGCATCGTCGTTACATGTATTATATTTACCTTTTGTAGACATATGTTTAGAGATATTTAAAGATGAATAACGATAAATCATCCGCTATTGAATGGTGGGTAGACGATATGCTTGAAGAAATAAAAGCAATAAAGAATAAGGGGGTTACTAAAAAAGACCTCCTTTTATATCTAGACTCGTGGGAGTCAACATTAAAAACAATTAAAAATATAACAAAAGACTAATGGGATTATTTACACCAAGAATTGAATACAAACCTTTTGAATACCCAATATACTTCACTGAAGGCTGGCTAAAGCAAGCACAAGCGTTTTGGTTGCATACTGAAATAAGTATGTCTGGAGACGTTAAAGATTGGAACGAAAAATTAAACTCTAAAGAAAAAAGTTTAGTAGGTAATATATTATTAGGCTTTGCACAAACAGAATGTGCTGTGTCTGATTACTGGACGCAGAAAGTAGTGGGCTGGTTTCCTAAGCATGAAATACAACAAATGGCAATGATGTTTGGATCACAAGAAACAATACACGCTGTTGCTTATTCTTATTTAAATGAAACACTTGGACTGGAGGATTTTAAAGCTTTTTTGCAAGATGAAGCTACTATGGAAAGATTTAATGCACTCGTTTCTTATGAAGGCGCTGATACTCGTGGTATTGCTAATTCTTTGGCCGTATTTTCTGCTTTTGCTGAGGGTGTTTCTCTTTACTCTGCTTTTGCTGTACTTTATAGTTTTCAACTTCGAAATCTTTTAAAAGGCGTAGGACAACAAATGAAATGGAGTGTGCGTGATGAATCTTTACATTCTAAAATGGGTTGCCAGTTATTTAGGCACATGTGCGAAGAAGACCCAAAATTATTAAATGATTGTAAAAAAGAAATACTTGATGCAGCTGAACACATGCTCAACGCAGAAGAAAACTATATTGACAAAATGTTCGAGCTGGGAGACATCGAAAACCTTAAAGCTTACGACCTCAAACAATTTATTAGAAAACGACTCAATGAAAAAATTGCTGAACTCGGCTACAGGGACAGTAGGGAGCACTTTGAATTTAACGAAAAAGCAGCAAGCAATCTTGACTGGTTCTATCATCTTACCGGGGGGGTTACTCATACTGATTTTTTTGCTATTAGGCCGACTGACTATAGTAAAGCGGGTGAAGGCGAAGATTTTGAAGATATGTGGGATTAATTAAATTAAATAATATGAAAGGACAAAAACAAAGTAGACAAGACCTATTAGAAAAAAGAGTAAAAGCATTAATAAACGTAGTACAACAATTGTTAAATGAAAACTCATACCTTAAAGATTTATCAGTTGGTACATTGGAAGCTGTTAAACTTATGCCAGGATATGAAGAAGCAATACAACAATTGACTGAAAAACTTAAAGAAGAAAAAGAAACTAAATTAGATCTTGGGGATGGGCTGGAATAATGATTGGATAAAAGGAATTGACTACCCTGAGTGGGGGAATACAGAAGTATATAAGAAAACTATTATTGGTGGCTACCTAATACAAGATGAATCGCCAAGAAATGCATATATGAGGGTTGCATCAACTGTTGCGAAGCGTTTATACAAGCCAGAATTGACCGAAAAGTTTTTCCAGCATATATGGAAGGGGTGGCTTAATTTAGCTTCACCAGTGCTCTCTAATACTGGTACAGACAGAGGTTTACCTATATCATGCTTTGGTATTGATGTTGGTGATAGTATTGCTGATATTGGGCAGAAAAATTTAGAAATGATGCTTTTGGCTAAGCACGGAGGAGGAGTTGGTATTGGAATTAATATGATCAGAGCCGCAGGGGCTAGGATTACAGGTAATGGTACCTCGGATGGGGTTGTTCCTTTCTGTAAAATATATGATTCAACTATACTAGCAACGTCTCAAGGCTCTGTTAGAAGGGGTGCGGCAAGTGTAAATATTAGCATTGACCACAAAGACTTTGAAGATTGGCTGGAGATTAGGGAACCTAAAGGAGATGTCAATAGACAATCGCTTAATTTGCATCAATGCGCCGTTGTTGGCGATAAGTTTATGCGAAAGCTTGAAGAAGGGGATCCTGAGTCAAGAAAAAAGTGGAGCAAGTTATTGCAGAAGCGCAAAGCAACTGGAGAACCTTATATTCTCTTTAAAGGAAATACAAACAAAGCTAACCCAGAAGCATATAAAAAAAATGGACTAAAAGTGCATATGACTAATATCTGCAGCGAAATAGCTTTGCACACAGATGAGAACCATAGTTTTGTATGTTGCTTGTCATCATTAAATCTTACAAAATATGAAGAGTGGAAAGATACTAACCTTATTTATGACGCAATTTGGTTCCTTGATGGAGTACTTGAAGAGTTTATTCAAAAGGCTAAAGGCCTTAAAGGATTTGAAAACTCAGTTCGTTCTGCGGAAAAAGGAAGAGCGCTTGGTCTTGGAGTCCTTGGGTGGCACACTTACCTCCAGCAAAATGGAATACCTTTCGAAGGGCTTCAAGCTCAGTTTGAGACTAGGAGAATATTTAGCCAGATTAAAATCGAAAGTGAAAGGGCGTCGAGAGCACTTGCCGAGGTATATGGAGAACCTCTTTGGTGTCGTGATACTGGATATAGGAATACTCACCTTAGGGCTATTGCACCTACTGTATCAAATAGTAAACTATCTGGTAATGTGTCTCCAGGTATTGAGCCTTGGGCTGCTAATGTTTTTACGGAGCAATCTGCAAAAGGTACGTTTATTAGAAAAAATAAAGAACTTATTAAAGTTTTAAAGAAAGCAGGAATTGATACAGAGGAAACCTGGAACAAAATACTTGAAGATGGAGGAAGTATTCAAGATATAAATAGTTTAGATGATTGGGGATATATAAATAAAAAATTAGTATATTTACCAGATACATCAGAGCAAGACATGCTAAATGGTTATGATGCCGTTAAAGATGTGTTTAAAACGTTTAAAGAAATAAACCAGTTAGAGTTAGTTAATCAAGCTGGTATACGTCAACAATATATAGACCAATCGGTCAGCTTAAATCTTGCCTTCCCAAGCATTGCTACCCCAAAGTGGATTAATCAAGTTCACTTTGAAGCATGGAAGAAAGGAGTAAAAACATTGTACTACACAAGAACAGAATCTGTGTTAAGGGGAGATATTGCCGCTAAAGCAATGGACCCTGATTGCTTATCCTGCGACGGGTAGTATAATATTTAGTTATTTTAGTTAGTTATATTAAAAAAGGGGAGGCCGTGAAGCTTCCCCTTTTTCGGTTACAGGAACGATTGGGTATGGTGCCCATTTTATTTTGTTCCTTTCTTTTTAATAGGTACACAATTAGGTACTTTTTTAGACCCTTTCATTTTAAAACCTATTGCTTCGTAGCCTGACCAGCAGGCTTTTACTTTTTTCTCAGCCATTACTTTCTACCTTTTCTAGTTTTACCTTTAGCTGCATCTGGCAAATCCCCAATTTGATTACCAACTTCTTTGATAGCTGCACCTACATCGGCTAACTCTTCTTTAATTCTTCCTAAACGATGCATGGTTTGTTCTTTTACCTTAGCTGTTTTATCTTCAATAGCATCTGGTATAAAGTTTTTATCGGCATCTTTAATTTTGCCTAAGTGCATAAAGCCTAATACAATATTTACTAATACTGATAATCCTAAAATAATAATTAATGGTTCCATAGTTATTTGTTTTTATTTATTTTAAAAATCTAAATTTTTACTAGAAGATCTTCTTCTTCTTTTTTTAGCATTCCTAGCTTTTTCAATTTCTGGATCTTTTAATCCAATATCCCAAGAATTATAACCTAAAAATAAAGCCGTACGCTGCCATGCCTCCGCGTCTTGTTGAGTAATAGCTTTTATATTTGAAACTTTAGTAAGAACTCTATCTAATGGAAAATTAAATGCGGCCGAAACTAAATTACCACCTATTTGATAATATGGATGATTAGGATTGTCATAGCCAATTTTGTCAAGTATTTTTTTATTAAACTTGTAACTTTCCATTGCTCCATAAATTTTCCTGGCTTTAATTCCTACAGCTGGAGATATGTTTAATAGCTCTATAATAACTTTTCCGTTTTGCCCAGTAAATCCTTTATCATTTTCACGCATCCATGCAATCGTTGCATTTTTTAAAGTAGCTAAAGCTGCTCCGCCAATTCCAGATCCACGTAATGCGCTATCTAACATTGTATTTATAGCTCTTTCTGTTTTTTTATCTATTTTTAAATCTTCATCTTCGTCATCTCCAAATACACCTGCAAATAAAGCATTTTGTAAAAATGCAAATATAGTGTTTTGTATTGCGCCATAATAAACAAGCCTAGCCACATTAGCTTTAAAACTGCCTCTTCTATTTATTAAATCCAACATAGCTTTCTTTTGTATGCGTGTCATCTGCATAGTTGTGTTTTGGAATGCTAAGAATATTCTTCCAATAACACTAACCTGCTGGTTAGATAATAAATCCTGTCTTGAAGATTGTTGAGTGCGCTCTGCTATTTCTTGAAAATCTAAAAAAGCCTCTTCTTTGGCTTTTGCTTCAGACATTCCCTCTTTAATATATTTTTGTTCTCTATTATATAAAAATGGCGCGCCTCCAGTTGCTACTGCAATATTATCTCCATATTTAGTAAGAGAAAAACCTTTTTCTAAAATATAAGATAATAAAGCTTTATTTTTATTTTTGCTACCCTCTAATCTAGCAACAAGCTCAGACTCATTTATATCTGTTTTTAAGCCTTGTCTACGCTCTTTCATCCAATCAGAGTTAAATATATCAACCCAATATTTTGCGTATGTTGCGGGGCTTCCTGCAATAAATTTACCTTGAGCAAAAATATTATTATCTTCCCAGTTTGTAAAGTTAACAATAGAAAGTTGTTGTAGCAATGCCGATCTAGTGTTAAAAAACATGGTAACCCCAACAGAACCTCTTACCCAATCTAAATATGCGTTAGCTAATTTGTTATTACCTATTTGTCTTGCGCGCCCGTTTTTAATTCTATAAAGCATATCTTCTAATGCTGATCTTAAATCAGGACCATAAGCTGCCTCAATTTTGTTTATATTTTCTTTAGAAAATATTATATCAGCATTTGTAATAAATTTTTCAAATATTCTTGCTCTACCAATTTTACTTAATATTTCTTGCAAGTCCATTTCAATGGTACTAGCTGTCCAATCTTCTTCTGGTTTTAGCCAACTTTCTTTTTTATTTGGAACATTAATAAGATCTTCAGCAAAAGTAAGTAAAGACATATCAGAAACAACTGATTTTATTAAAGCATTTTTGTCTGTTTGACTTATTCCGGGAACATCGTACCCTAGTTTTGACCACATATAAACTCTAACCGCGTCATCATTGCTGTAGTATTTATAATCACTTTCTGCTCTTAATTTTTTTGTTATTCCTTTATTTGCTTTAATTAAATTATGATAACTTTGTTTTATTAATTGTCTTTCAGCATTTAAATTAAAGTTAGCTCTTGCTAATGGTTTAAGGAGTTTTTCATCCATAAATTTCATGTCAGCATCTCCTTGCTTGCCTGTACCATAAAAATTATATAATAAACCAGCAAAATCATCAGCTCCGGGCGGTATAAATATTTTTAATTTGCCTTTACCTTCTCCTATTTTTTTAGCGGTTGCATTAGATATTAATTCATTTTCACTAATACCTTTTTTGCGCTCAAGCATTTTATTAAATTCAATGCTCATTCCTAAAGATGCTTTTGAAGTTTCTTTATTATTATAACTTTCTTTAGTTATAATTTCTCCATTAGTCATTCCAGGTAATCCTATTATTTGTAAATTAATATTTGACGGTAAATTTTCAAAATATCTTTGTAATACATCTAATGGTGTTGCATTAAAAAAATCAAAGCCTTTGTTCATTGAATTTTTAACATTCATTTCAGAATTTAAAGTAGTATCAAAGCTTTTTTGCGTTAAAGATGCAATCCTTAATTTTTTAATATTTTTAAATTGTTCATCGGATATTCTGCCTATAACATTTCCTATAGATAAATTAGCAAATAACAAAGCGGGTAGCATGTGCTCATAAACATATTTAATTCCTTTGCTATTTAAATTTTTAGTTATATAACTTAAATCATAAGAATTTTTTAATGGCGTGGACATATGCTTTAGCTGCCCAGCATATATTAAACCAACTGTAGTTAGATCTATTTTTAAATTAGGATCTTTTGAATTGTATAATTTTTTTACAGTAGCATGCAAATCATCGAACAAAACTTTAGACTTATTTACTTCTAATGTTCTTCCTTCTACGTTAATTTGTTTTGGGTCTGCACCAATTAAATCATCTGATCCAGGAAATGGTTTTAATGGTGTAAATTTATAAATATTTTTATTTTTATAATATATTGATGTACCTATAATCTCTTTTGTTTTAGAATCTAAAACATTTTCAGCTTTAAAATTTTTTGTTAATATACCATCAAACGCATCTAAAAGACCTTGATTATTTCCAAACAAAGTTTTGTTAACACCACTAGCCCAAGGTTTATTAAGGGTTTTAAGCATAGAAATCATTTGCGTTTCTTTCTGGCTTTTAGTGGCATTAGGTGTTTTAAAAGAATATAAATTCCACCACTTTTGTATAAATGCTTTGCCTCGATCTTTGTTTTCTTGTTTATTAGGGCTAAGTCCAAAATATGGCAATCCAACCACCGCGGAAACAACTTGATCTGGATCAAAATCTTTTTTATCAATTTCATCAATAAAATCTAAAAATTCATTTGTTGATTTGTATTTTTGGTTTATTAATTTTCTTCCAATATCAATATAATTATCTTTAATTGCTCCAACAAGATTTAATATGTTATTTTTTTCAATGTCCGAAAACTTATTACTAAAAATAATTTTATAAGCTTCTTCAAAATTTCCATCATTTAAAGCTGTCCTTAAAACATTTTTAAATCCATTTAAAAATAAAGCTTGTTTTTCTGGAGATAAATCTTTAAGAAATTCTATATCCGCACCTAAAGATAGTTTGGCTATACCTCTTGGCAATGTTTTTTCCATTCCGTCTATTACTTCCTCAGCTTTTATTTCAGTATAAAGTTCTGATATATTTGCTATAGATTCAGTAAGAATTCCTCCTTCACTTAAATCTTTTAGTATAACTTCAAAACCTTTTTCAGAAGCAATTTGCCGAGCTAAAGAAAAAATAGCATTAGTTTTTATTTTATTACGTAACGCTCCATCTTGAAAATGATAATCTACATATTCATTTTCTTTTACCGCTTCTTTAATTTTTGGATTTCTTTTAATAAACTCAGGCCCTGAAGTCATACCCCTCCCGGCTGCATTATCTCTATCTATTTTAAGCTTATTGCCTTTTTTATCAATCCAATCATATTTATATTCTGAAATTTTAGTAGGGGCAACCCATTCTCCGTTAACTCTTTTGAGTATGCCTTTTCTAAAAAATGGATGTTTAGATAAAAATGTAGTTGTAAAATTATTTAAAAAAGCTTCCCTATTATCTATTAAAAATTGCTCTAATCCTTTTTCTTTTATAAATTTAATAATATCTTTTTCAGCAAAATCAGCAATATCTTTTTTTAAGTCAGCTACAAAAGGGGTTATAGTTCTATTTTTAGTTGTTTCAATATTAAATTTCTTTATATTTAAAACAATTGCTTTGTTTATGTTTTTTACAAAACTTTCATCTAACTCTTTTGTAAATTTAATTTTTTCTGATAGTAATGCTTTTTTCTGAACGGGCTTTTCTTTAGCGATTTCTTCTGAAGCTAACATTGAATCTTCGGCGGTTTCATCGGACATTAAGTCTTTTTGTAAGGTGGCATCAGATGTAAAACCTAAACCTCCCTTTTCTTGAGTAGATTCTACACCAATTTCTTTAGCTAAAGAATTTGCACGGGCATTCATAATAAATGACATGTACTGGTCTACGGTTTGCCCCTTGCCGGGTTTAAAATCAGCCATTTGCAGGGAAGCATTGGTTATAATTGCCCTTAAGTATTCTGTTTTTGTTACCCCCCTCAACGAGTCAGGGTTAATTTTACTAAATAAACGCTGTGTAATTGATGTTGCTAGCTTTATCACTTGTGTGCCAAATATTGAGTCCTCAACTCTCCCCTTAACATCTTTGCCTTTACTGTTATAAGTTAATGTTTCATTAACTAGTTTAGTTACATTGCCGTCGTATTTATCATATAGTTCTTGCAAGTTATTATATTGAGGTTTATTAGAATCATCTATTTGGTTTTGAGGTACATTATTTGCTAATGAAAGCTTTTTGTCTTGTAATTCTTCTTTGTAAAATTTAATTTTTTTACCTCTTTGAATAAAATTATTAAAAGAATTTAAATGCAAAATAACATCTTGCGCTCTTCCTACAATTTCACTTGCTCCGGCGTTAATGCCGAATGCTCCTAAAGCTTGTGATCTAATGCCGCTTATATAATTAGAAAATTGATAAGCTTTGTTTTCTAAATCGCTTTGTTTTATATAACCATTTTGTAAAAGCTCATAATAAAGATTTTGAAATTCTTCATTTAATTGTGTATCTGAAATTTTAGTGTCTTTATATTTTTGCATTCTTGCTAAAGCAAAGTCGTATACGCTTCCTTTAATTTCTTCATTTTCTTTTTTATTTTTTAAAATATTTTTTAATTCTTCAACTGCTTCGTTAAAACGTTTTTTGTCTTTAAAAATAAAGTTTTTAGAAGAAGTATATTCATGCAGTGTTTCATGTAAAGGGGTCATAGCTGCGGTGGCAGCATCAAATTCGATAGATTCCGCTTCGCTTATAGCCGCAGTTATAGCGGCAGAGTTTAATAATTTTGTTTTACCGTCGTCTGCAATTATACCATATGAGCTTTTTATCTTTCTTTTCCCTGTTTTAGGATCTATTTCAACAAACATTAAATCTTTGACTTCTGCGTCAATATCCTCATCTGATTTTTCCCTAAAATAATCATTCTTTTTTAATTTAGCAAGTCCTTTATTAGAAAGCGCCGTTATATCAAAAGCCTCAAGTGCTATTAAATCAAAATCATCCAACTCTAATTCAATTAAAGCATTTCCAGATGCTTGACTAAGTTTTTTATTAATTTGGTATTTTTGCCAAAGAAAAATAGATTCGGCAGATTTAATTTCTTCTGGTACAGTTGCTTTTTCAACGGATTTTATAATTGCATTTTTTTTATTAGAAAGCCCCTGTAGTTGATCTTTTAAATTTTTTACACGTTTTCTCGTAGCTTCATCACCAATTTTAAAATTATCAGTAGAGGCTAATTGTGCTACTTCTCTATATATTTTATTTATTTTTGCATCTACATCAAATAATTCTTTTGCTTGTGACTCGCTAAAATTATCTAAGTTTGTGGCAATATATTGATTTAAAGTAGCTGCTTTTTTAAGAACATTCCCCATTTGTTCTTGAACATCTTTTTGATTCTCTGGATTTAGAGATTCCTGAAGATTATAGTATTCTTTTAAATATTTTTTAAACAATACTTGATCCACTTTAGATTTTCCGGCATTAACTAAACTATTGGTTAACGTCATTGAATTTATCCCGCCGCCAACTAACAAAGTTGAAAAAGTAGTACCAGCAAAAAATTCAGGCGTAAATCCGTCTAAAAGAGACACATCCATTCCCATTATATATCTATCCCCTAAATTTTGAAAATATTGAGTACCCATTTCTTCTATATTTTCTACTCCAGACATAACGCTCCTGCCAATGGCTATTCTACCTAGTTTAGGCAAAACTCCTTTTACTCCAGCCGTCGTTAAAAATCTTCTTGCAGATTTACCAATAAGTACATTACCAAATTGTTCAAACCCAGCTTCTAAACCACCATGAGCTATAGCTGAGCCTCCTGTCCTTATGAGCCCATAATCTTGTAATTCTATTTGATAATTTAATTCTTTTTTAATTTGATTAACTTCAAATTCAGTTAAATTTGTATTTTTTAATTGCTCTTGTAAAGCTATAACTACTTGCGAAGCTAATCCTTGAGCTTCTTTAATATCATTGTATTTTGTACCAGTAGAAGATATAAAAAACGTAGGAATGGTTGTTTTCCCTATTTCAGACAACGCTGTTCCTACTTTACCTAACAACCCAACGCCTTTAGCGGCAGCGCCTAAACCGCCTAATCCACTTAAAATTGTAGAAGGAGCATTATCTGCGCCTATTTCTAAAAGAACATCCATAAATGACGCCCCATATTTTTGATCCTTAAATTCTAACGGAGCCGGTATTTTTTTGCCTTCCTCTTTTATGCCTTTAGAAATTATAGACGCTTCATTTGAAATTATATCAAACACGCTTGTCGCTGAGGCGGTTGGTAATCCAAATTTAGCGCTCGAATAATTTTTATCTAAAGCAGAAAGAATATCGGCGGCTAATTTTACTGTACCAGCTACTCCTCCCACGGTAAATTCTGCGGTTCTTTGCGAAACTCTTGAAAAAAGATTATAATCATAATCCAAGGCCTCCTTCATTAGCCCCTCATCTTTTAAATTGCCTATTTTATCATAATAAGCCTCAATATCTTTACTTTGCCTTTGTTTTATATTAACTAAGTTATTTACAGAATATATTAAATCTTTATTTTTATTAAACAAATTTGTAATTTCTTCTACTTTTTGAGCATGAAGAGCTAATAAATCTTTTGAATTAGGTTCTTTTAATAATTGTTTATTAATTTTTTGAAGCTCCGATGACAAATTATCTAACCCTGCAACAAAAGGGGCTGCTTGTTCAGTTAAATCCTTATTTAATTTTACTAAATATTTATTATTGTCTTGTAACTCTTTTCCTACTTCTTCGGCATATTTGTTAGCTTGTTGCGGTGTTTCAAAATCAAAATTTTCATTAAAAATTCGCATATCTTCTTGCTGACCTTCCGGGAGATCGTCTATTGCGTTTCTTAATTTTCTTTTTTGAAGAGTATTTTCTGCTATTTTTTCTGCAGTATTTTGTGATTGTTCATCTGATATTTCAAATACGCCAGTTTCTTTCCAAGAAACGTAATCATCATATTTGTTGCCTAAAATGTTTTTATAAAATTTGTCTTTATTAATATCTAGATCTACCCCAGGGGCTGGTCCTTTTGATGTTAGTACAACTTTATTTTGAAAATCTTTTTTGTATTCTTTTTCAATAGCGTCAAGGCCAAAATAAACATTAGCGGCTTCTTCAGCTATTTCTGTTTCAGAATGGATTTTACTTTTATTATTTATTTCGTCAAATATTTTTTTATTATTTTTTCTTTTTAAAGAAGTGTTTTTAGGGGTTCCAATAACCTCGTCAAGCTTTGTAACAATTTCTGGGTATATTATTTCAACCCTACTGCGCATACCAGCCGTTTTCTCTGTCCTTGACCTATCTCTTTGTAAACTATTTAGGTACTGATTAAGTGTTAAATTATATTGTTTTGCTGTGTTTTCAATTTCTTCAAAAGAATAGGGCGTGCCATCTATTTTTATTATTGTTTTGTCTTTTAACTCTTTTTTTTCAAAATCTGGGTCTCCTTCTTTGGTTTGAGGAAGAACCCCTAATCTACTAGCCGTAATAGGGCTTTTTTCTTGGCCATTTATTTGTACAAAGCTATTTTGTAATTCCGAAGAACCATTTTCCAATGTGGAATCCGTACTTTGCACTTGAATTTCGGGTGCTGCAGTTCCCGCCGCAGGCGCACCCTGTCCCTGGCTTGTTTGCTTTCCCGTAGCGTCTTCAATTTTTTTTAAGTTTGGATTTTTAGCAAAAAGCTCATCCATTGTGTATCCTTTACTTGACGCAACTTGCTCTAATTGCTCGTATGAATATGTTTTGCCATTAAGTTCGTACATATTATTTAATTTTATTAATTGAAGTCAGAGGTTAGGTCGTTAATTTTTAAATCTAATAAAGCGTCTTTTCTACTTCCACCATATCCAGAAAATTTAACATAGTATTCATATAAGCTTTTTACACTATTTGGATCTGATAAATCGTAAGTTTTAATTTTTGCTGGTTCTGCAGCAAATTTGTCTGTAGCGGGTTTTGCTTTTTCTATTTCAATTTCAATTATATTTGGTTTTGCATTAGGGAAATGTGGGTCACTAATTACGGATTTAACTCGATCAGCAAATCCTGTTTCTTTTAAAAAGCCTAAAGGATCTTTCATAAAATTATTATAAATTTTTTGGGCTGTTGCATCCTTCGTAGATGGTGGCGGAGATGTAACTTCTTTTAAAGGAGTTACAGATCTAAAATAAACTTTTTGACCATCTTTTTCGTATGATTCAAATTGCTCTCCAATGCCCTCAATCGTTTTTTCTTTAAACATTTGAGAAATTATTTTGTCTTGCTCGCTTGGATTTTTTACTTGTTCTAAAAAGTCATTGTAACTTCTGTAGGGAGCATCTAATTGGTTTGAAAAAATAGCATTTTTTTCTAGCGGAGGCAAAGTGTTAAACCCGGCAACAGATGCTGAAATTTCTTTTCCAATTAAATTATCTATTACTGATTGATTAATTTCCTCAATTTGTCCTTCTACAAGTTTCCTACCTATTTTTTTACCATCAGCATTAACAACGTCTTGATATATTCTTTTTGTAACTACTTCCCCTACTACCTCTGGCAACAACTCGCCTTTGGGGTTGGTTATAATTTTTGTAGATGATTTTATAATATTTTCTGTCATTTGAGGTATTTCATAAAACAACTCACTTCCTGAAGCTAAATAATTATTACTATTAAATCCTTCAACTTTCCAGTTTTCTTTACCTATTTTTCCGTAAGCATTTAAATTTAATGAATTTGAGTCGGGGTCGTATTGTAAATCTATGTCTCCAGTTGAATCTCCTGCCAATAAATTAAGCAAACCTAATCTGTTGGCTCTATCTGCTTCGTCTACGCCTGTGACACCATATGTTTTGTTTAAATCCCCTGGATTCCTACCTTTCCACGCCCCAGCCTCGCCTTTTATTTCTTCCAAAAAAGCACCAGTGTTTATTAAAAAACTATCTGCATTTTGAATAGTTTTTAAAAGCTCACCCCTTGCTTTGGGGTCTGATTCATTGTATAAATCCATTTGCGCGTCTCCAGCAGCTTTAATTCTTTCGTCTATAATAGAATTAAGCTTTGTGTTTAAAGATGTCTTAGGCAGGTTAGATTTAAATTCAGCCGCTCTTTTGCCACTTTCAATATCAATTTCAGTCTGTAGCTCTCTTAGCCTTGCTGTTTCAGCTTCTCTTTGCTTTTTTATTTGATCAGCTTTTTCAATAGCTGTAGCAACGCCTCTTGCCATACTTTGACCAAATGAAGCAAAGCCTTGTGCTAATATTTCCCCTGACTTATCAGTTATTATTTCTGGATTTCTATAACTCATTTTTTTTTATTTAACTTAACCCATAATCGTTACTAGCGCTGCTTGTTGAATATATGCTAGGATTTCTATATGTTTCTAGTGCTTTATTGTTAACATTCAACCCCCTGCTCGGGGTTGCTACTTTCCCGCCAGTGCCCCCGCAATACCTCCAATGGAACTTATAGCTCCACTCCATGCCGCTGCGCCTGCTTGGTTGGCTTGGGCTACATTGGCTCTTGATTGGCTTTCTTGACCAGAGAACCTATCTAATTTCGCATCGTCTCTTTGCTCTTGAGTTTGGAATTTAAATTGCTTGCCAGCAGCTTCCGCTTGTTGAACTCTTTGAGCTTCGCTTATTTGAACACCCTGAACTCTTTGTTGTTCTGACATTTTTGCCTGCTGTAATTGGCTTTCTCCTTGAGCCCTTAGTTTTTCATTTTGAGCCTCTTGTTGTTCAATGCTCGCAGAAACACCTTTTTTACTTTGCAAAGCAGCTTGCGCTAATGCTGTTGCTCCTCCTGCCCCAGACCCAGTAGCTCTAATTGTGTCTAAAGTATTAGCTAAAGCTATATCGGCTTCTTCAATTTGCATTTCAGCGGCTTGAGTAGCTACACCTAAACTTTGGAAAGGATTGCTTAATTGACCACTTAAATCAGCGGCAAGGCCACTAACATTTGTAACACTTTCATACGGGTTTACAACCGGCTGACGAGTATTTTCTAAATAATTAATTTTAGCTTCTGCTACTTTTCTTTGCTTTTCGGCGTTTTTCGCTTGTTTTTTAGCTTTAGCACTACCTAATATACCTCCTAATAAAGATATTCCAGCGCCAATACCAGCTGCAATAATTCCTGCCATATTATTTATTTTTTTTATTATATTCTTCAAGAGTCATAGAATATAAAAAATCTTCTATTTCCTCCATGTTTTCTGTATTTGTTGGATTTTTATGTACATTTATAAATAAGCAATCTTCTACACAGTAAATTAATCGCTTAGCTCCTTTCTTTGACTTTTCATAGCACGGAGCAATATGCTCAACTACTTCGCCGCAATCATTAACAATTATTCTACCTTTTAATAAAAACCAAAAATGATCTGTATGATGTATTGCGCTAACTACTATGCTTCCAGCTTTCATTTCCATTTTGCGCATATATAATTGATCTGAAAAATCATGCGTAATAGGGAAGTCTTCGTTATTAACTAAGCTTTCGCCGTCACCGTATAAACCTTCTTTATCGTTATTTGCTATAATAATATCTTGAAAATTTTCTAATTTTTTATAAAATTGAGTTAATTTCATTTAATTTCGTTTAATACGAAGATACAACAAAATTTGATCCAACGCTCCAAAGCTCTTTTGGCCCTCCAACATTAGTTATATTATCTGTTGAAAAAGTAACAGTAGCGAAAAATCCTTTAATACCAGACATTTCATTACCCCATACAACTTCGCCATCTCTGGCTGGACTATTATTTACTAAATTAGCAAAATATTTGTTTTCTTTTCTATCAAAACCTAATCTATAAATAACACCACCATCATTGTATGTTTGATTATAACTAGGTACTTGAGCGGTTGTGTCGTCATAACTAACCCAGCCATTATTTACATAATCATATCTTTGAGCATCAGATGTAAAACTAGTTACTTGCCAACCATTATCCCCTTCGTAATTTACTGTCTGAAAGTTTTTAGATACAGATGAGTTTTGATTAAATACAAAAGTTATATTTGATGGTGCATAGGCGCCGTAAAAAGTACCTCTATTGGTTCCGTTAACATTACTATAGTGTTCATATATAGAGCCATTCTTAAAGCTATAGAATTTATTCTTAAGACTTGTTATATATGTTGGCTTATAGGTAAAGAAGCTATTCCAACCATTAACTAATTCGTCAAATGTTAAAGTAGCATAAGTAGAAGCGCTATCGGAACTGCCTTGTAAAGCCCTGGTTTTTTGTATAGACAGGGTGTAGTTTTTATTATGTATGTCATATGCTCCAACCATAGCCCCATTGTCGCTTAGAGCAGTCATGGTGTCTCTAAAGTAATCCACCATACCATAAGCAGATATTTCTGTTAAACCATCCATAGAAAGCCTTAAAACAGCGTTTCTATCTTTATCTGTAAAGTATTTTTGATAACCATAAACAGCAAAGCTTTCTGGGTTTCTACTAATACCATAATTTCCTGCATAAGGAACAATTTGGCCTATAACTAGTTGTGTCGATGTTATCGCTGCATTACCCTCAGCAGAGTATATAGCGTCTTTATCTATTAAAGCCCTACTAACTTTACTTTCTTGAAATACTATTAGGTTTGTATCTTCCGCAAATAGCTTTTGTATTGAACCATTAACGGGATCTAATGATCTAGTAATGCTTTCGCCAACAGAGAATTGATTAGTGTTGTTTACACCTGTTCTTGAATTAAATATACCAGAGTATATTAAAGAGTTTTGTCTTACTTGTTGTTCTGGAAATTCTTCCGTTATATAAGCCCTAACTCCTAGGTCAACTTGTGTATTGTTATACCCTCCTCTAATCCTTGATTCTTCTACAAACCAATTATTGTCTCCATTAGTTCCATTACCAGGAAAAGCCACAACGCCAATTATTGGAATATCCTCATTATAAGGGTATCCATTTGGCCATACCGGATCATTCCCGATACCATCCCGAATCTGTTTTGCCCAAAACGAATTAAAGTATGATATTTCTATTGATGCTGCCATAATTTATAATCACTTATTTTATTCATTATTTAAAAACAAACCCCCGCTACTATAACTGAATTTGCTCCGGTAGGCGTGGTAGTAGAACACTGGTAAAATTCTGTGGCTGTTAGGACAGAGCCTGAAGAGCCGTCGCAGTTTGTCCATTGTATTGTGGACATTCCAATAGGCGTTATTCTATAATTTTGGCAAAAGTTGCCAATTACATTTGCTTCGCAAAGATCCGCAGAGTCTATAATACCTGTAAATGTATGAGTAACAACTGAACTTTCTCCAGCAGCCTTAATAATAGTATTCACATTACCGTTTGGATCTGTAAATTCATACTTATGATTGCTACTTAAAATCCCTCCTCCGAATGTTTGTAGTGTTAAACTTACAGCATTTGATACTGGAATAGCACCACTGCTAGTTACTATAGTGTCTTGATAAATTGTTTGTGTATTGCTATCTGACCAAATAGCCAACCAAGATGGTGAATAAACTAAAGAACTAGTTGTAACGCTTCTAGGGGCCATAGCCACAGCACCAAAAGTAACATTAAAAGCACAAGTAGAAGGAGCCACCGCTCCGCCATCATCCGCTAAACTAACGTTTACAGCATATTCTTTGTTATTTGTATGCACGTTATTTGGGTTTGTAATAATACCAGTATTGGGATCTATAGAAAATATTCCTTGGCTAGTTACATCTAAGCCATCTAATATTACACTTCCAATGCTCCATACTAGCCCTTGTATTCTATTTGCATACAAAGCATTTATGTTTAATCCATTTTCACCAAGCGCGGTTGCAACATAATAATTATTGCCCGCGTTGCCCCCATAAATTAAGTTTGATCCACATGGAAAACTATATGTAGGGCTAATATTACTAAAATTACCTAAGAAAGATAATTGAGTGGTTTCAGTACCTACAATGCAGTTTACATAAAACACAAAATTTATTAAAGCAGGATCACCTACTCCATAATAAAAGAAATCATTTGTTTTTATATCAAAAGTGCCTGTTCCGTTGTCAACTAAGCTAAATCTACTTGTTATATTTGTTGGATTACCAGATATAGAATTTTCTACTTTAGCGAGAGTAAACGCTGCTCCAGCAACCGGTTGTCCTTGGGCGTCTAAAATAGACGCTGCAGACACAACAGTAGCCCCTATATTCATGCCTTCATTTTGAGAATATCCCGCATTTAAATCTATTGCCGCAGGAGCAGATGTTCCTTCTGCTATAAGAGCATTTAAATCACTTATTAACCCAACAGAACTAGTTTCCCAATATATGTCTAAAAGAGATTCCACTGGGGAAGTTTCATAAACACCAAGTGTTAAATTAAAATTAGAATTTGTTACACCTATAGCTTTAGATGTATTTATCCTACCTATTAACGGATTTGTTTCACTTTGATAAAATTCAGGATAAACTAAGCTTGCCCCTTGGGAAACATTGTAATTAGTGTCGGCTACCGTAGATATAGAAACCACCGTGTCTGAATTAGTGCCAGGATAATATTGATTGTTTAATGCCACTGTAGGATTAACCCTTCCAAATAACTGAACACTACTTCTATACTGTCTTTGGTCTGGTCCAACTTCAGATAAATCTCTTGGTACTTTATTTATATTATCATTTATTAATACTATGTTAGCTATACTGTTTTGATCAATTGTGCCTATTGGATAACCATTTAATATTCCCGGCAGATATACATTATAATAATCTTGTTCCGTTTGTTTAACAACTATTTTATATGAATACCAACCCAATGGGTTTGTTTCACTATATAACCCTGGTTCTCCTTGAGTATTTACGTCACTAATAATGCCGGGGCTATCAAATACAACTCTTAATGCATACCCGGGCCAATGAAGTATAGTAGACGGCGCTGATTTATAGTAAGGCACAAAAATTGTAGACCCCCCATAAGCTACTAGCCCAACGGTTTGCCCTAAACTTTCATCATCTTTGGAGGATAATATAACGGAGGATTGTCTGCCAAATTTATCACAAAGCACTATTCCAACTTGATAGTTCCTATTTTGTTTCAAAGTATGATTAGGATATTCTATTGAACTATATATTTTATTTGGTTCAGAAAAATTAAATTCTTTAGAGTAATATCCAACCCCATAATTTATGGATTCAGGAGGGGTATTTTTGTCTACAAAGTTACCATACATAACCCTGTTCCCAGCGACTTCTTGTGCTAAAGCTCTTACGGGTACCATATCATAAACCCTTGTTGTTTGGTCAGAGGGTAAAGTTTTATATGGCTTGCTAGATATATAAGTAAAGTTGTAAATGTTTTCTACTGTAAATGCCTTATTATAAGCAACAACACTGTTAACAATGCTAATAGGAATAGACTCAACTGCTTTAATAATGGTTGAATCTGATTCTTTACAAAGTATTTCAATATCTGTTACATGCTGGGCAACACCCATATCCTCATAGGGCAGCTGTATATTTAAACCTATTTCTGTAACGTTATTTTCAAAAAATTGTACTACTGTACTTCTATAGGCTTCTTCTTGATCGCCGTCTAAAAAATAACCTTGTTGTTTAGGAATAAAACAAATTTGAGTAAATGGGGCTATTAAAGAATACTCCCCATCATCAAACTTATACCTATAGCTAAATCTTATAAGCCTGTCTTTTAAATAATTTGGGTCTCCTGCCCAATTAGATAAATAATCCGGGTTTTCAGGTGAAGGCGGTGCCGGAGGGTAACCGGGAAGGTATCGTTGAGAGGGGTTAACCATTGTAGAAACTAACGGTTGATTTTCAGCTAAATTAACTAACTTAATTGGATTAATTGGTAAAGGTTTTGCTACAGAGATAGTGTCTTCAGACATATAATACCCTGTTGAATTAGCTGCGGACTGTACGTTTATTTTTCTTGGTTGGTTTCTATTATCAGTCCAAAATAATAAATCCTCTAATAAGTTTACGCCTATTATTGGGCTGCTCTTTGAAAAGTTTAAAAATCTACCTTCAGCAAGTTTTGTTGGTGGTGTGTTGGCAGTAGACGGATTATATCTGTATATAAAACATTTAGCATCTACTGGGGCAAATACGTTATTAAGAGCTGACGAATCCGTATAGTCTGTTAAAAATAAATAAATATAGTTTGTTGCGTTATCGGCTAAAAAACCAATAACGTCTAAATTTGCAATACCTAAATTAGTAACATCTATTTGAGAGTTACCCAATATATTTTCTAAAGCGCCAACATCAGAACCTTCTGACCTACTTATAGAAATATTTTGTGCATTTCTGTATTCTCCAGTTGGAACAAGCCTGTCATCCAGGTCTTTGTTCATTTTAGATTTTATAAAAGTATTTTGAATTTCAGCCATCTAATTAATGTTTAATCCATTTAGATTGTCCTCTCATAACTTGAACAATCTCACTTAATTTAATATTGGATAATCTTATTTTTGCATTTCTGAGTGCAGCAGATTTTTCTCTTTTAAATCTTTGTACTACATATTCTGGTTGATTAGCTCTTGTGGCTAATATACTATATACTAAATGCAAGTACATAGCCTCTTCCGCCATCTTAGGAACTTTTGTGTCCATATCATAGGCTAACCCATCAGATATGTATTCTAATATAATTAAAGCGCCTACAAGATCACTTGAGAAAGATATTTTACCTTCTCTTTCGTTTATTGTAAACCACCCGTTTACATTAGCATTTTGTGGATCTAGCCCATAAGCCCTTCCAAAGAAATTGCCGTTGGCCCATGCCGCATTATTAGAATCCAGTCCTTTGTTGTAATCGTTTAATGAAGCTATGTTGTTTACAAGCATAGTGTTTGCAATATCCCACCTTTTTTCTGTTTGAGAAGACCCTTGTAGGTTTTCTTCGTAGTTATCTTGAACAGGAACACCCTCGTTATCCTGTAAAGGTGTTGTATAAGGATTACTAGTTAATTGTGTAGGATATATTTGGTGCTTTACGCCTAAGTTATCTACCCAAGACATTTTAACATAATTAACAAAGTCTTGTGGTATAACTACACTAAGGCTTGGGGGTACATTTAACTCTTGTGATTTTATACTTTTTAAAGTATCATAGCTAAACTCTTGTAATCCTCTTTTAGCATGAAATACTACATCAGTTCTTTTAACATCTAATATTAGCTTTCCTGCTCCTACATAAGCAACTAAAAAGTTGTTTATTATATCATTTAAAGTTACATAAGAATAACCGCCGTAATTATTTTCAACAGCGTCGCCAAAAGCATTTTCATTGCCGTAGTTTCCGCCGCTGTTACTTTTAAGTTGTATTACTAAATAACTGTTAGCAGAAAGTCCTGTAGCTAATGTGATAACATTATCTACAACAGTATAAGGCAAAGTATATTCGCCAAAAGTTCCTGGTAATCCTGATCCGCTAGTATATAAAACAAAATTATTTAATCCATAATCTGATGTATTAGGATTATAAGAACCAAAAACTAAATTGGTATTAAAAGTTGAAGTAAATGCTATCTGACCATTAGTTGCAGTAAAGCTCTGTGAACCAGCGTAGTATTGACTATTTGTTTCGGTTATTAAACCATTATTAGGTTGCGCCATAATCTATTAGCTTTTTTGATTTACGTCCTCTGCTTGTGCTTGTTGAGCAGCTACTTGGATTATTTGTGGATCTTTAATGACAATACCCATATAAAGTAACACGTTTGTTATAACCGTTGTTTGTTCTGTAGCATCTAACTCAAATTGTGTAGATGTTGCAGGATTATATATATAAGGTCCTGATGCCCAAGTGCCCCCTCCTAATTGTTGATAACCCCAAATAACATTAGCCGGTTTTCTAACATAAGAAACCGTAATATCAGCAGCAGTTGTGATTGTTTTTGGATAAACATATATACGTGGTGGATTTGTAGTGGTTCCATCTTCGTAGACGTATATAGGATAAATAGTAGTTGGCTTAGTTAAAGAAGAAAGATTTATAGTTAACAATTCGTTTCTTTGAACTCTTTGTAATTCTTTTTCGTCCTTGTATATTACTGTGCCAATTCTATGCGTATTACCTGGTGGCAAAAAATAACCCCCAGCATTATAAGTACAATTACCCATAGTTTTAAATATGGATATATTATTGTCAATGTTTTTTTGTCTGTCAGCATATTCGCTGTCAACTTGCGGCACACGGAGTTGTTGATTAAGATCTTCAAAGTACTTTTCAAATATTTCTAATTGAACTTGTGTACCTATCTTATTAAACTCATCAGGCGTTACATAACCCCTTTGTTCTTTATTTAGTATTAACAAGACTGTTTTGTAAACTGTATCTACGTTTATTGCCATTTTATATTGTTGTTATAATATAAGGGGCGAAATGAATCACCCCATATATTTAGTATTACGTACTATTTAAATTTTTTCTCTATAGACCTGAAGATTTCAACACCTTCGTCTGTCTTAAAGAAAGCTGCCATTGCAGAGTATGGATTTTCATCAAAAGGAACAGTCATTAGTTTGGCATTATTAGTGCCCCACATAAATGTTCTTTGGTCTTGTGATAGTTTTATAATTCCAGCCTCTGAAGCTTTGATTGCAAAATTCCTTAGCTGTACATTTTCGTCATTAGCTAATTCCATAAATAAGTATGGATTTCTTTTTGCAAATAATAATAGATCTCTTTTTATTTCTTTAGAGCTCATAGTAGAAACAGCAGACCCAACTTCAACTCTTAATATAGCCTCCGCTTGGTCAACATCTATTTCTCTAGCCGCCACTAAAGCATCTATTTGAATATCTAAATCTTCCAGTTCATTATTAGCGGTTTGCACCGCATCAAATTCAGCATACTTTCCGTTTAAACCCGGATGGTACATTGATAATAATTTCTGTAAGTTTTGTTTTTCTTTTGGAACAAATAATGTACCGTTTTTAAATATAACATGCCCTAACGTAGCCTCACCTTTCTGTTCTTGAACAAACGGGGAGTTTTGATTAGTTGCATATCTAATTTCTTTTTGATTACCAGTTTCTTTATCAAACCATAAAAGCGGGTATCTTGATGTATGTCTAGATGCTAACGAGTAAGTCAATGGACTGTGCGAGCCTTTTAGAAAATAACTTCTATCTTTAATTTCCCACTCCGGTTTTGCTGGAGTCTTAATTTCTTTAACTGGTTTTTCAACTACAGTTACTACTGTTTCTTCAAAAGCTTCTTCTTGAGAAGCTATAAATTTTTTAGCCATAATATGATAAAATTAAATAAATAATAAAAATAAAAATTACCCCCAATTTTATATCAGGGGTAATAATTACAAAGTTTGATTATGCAGATGCAGTAAACAATACAAAATTGTTAGCCGCTTGAACTACAAGACATCTTTCAGAAAGGAAGTGTACTTCCATAGCATCAAGAGCAGAAGTGTAAGCTCCACCTACAGAACCAGTGATCCAAGATTTCATTCTTCTGTCGTCAGCTTGAGAAGCTCTGTATCGTACGTGTAAGAATGGTCTTCTAATATTTGTTCCTAAGATTTGATCGTAAACTGTAGAAGTTCCAGCAGGAACTAATATACCATCAATACCAGATCCTACTTGTCCAGCTCCGTTAGAAGCACCACGAGTAGAAGCATCGTTTAAGTATTTCCAGTCAGTTTTATAGAAATCGTAAGAACCTCTTCTGAATCCAGTGAAACCTAAGTTTAACGCCATTTCAGCAGAGTTTTCGAATAATCCGTAAGCAGTACCACCGTTTGCACCAGAAGATAAACTAGCTAACATATCATCAAAATCTAATGAAGTTTGTCTGTTTAAGAATAACATGTTTTCTTCAATAGCTCCTTGAGTATCTAAGTTTTTCAAGATGCTATCAAATTCAGCTAACCCAGCATTTGCTGTAAAGTTGTTTAATACGTTACCTCTTGATTGTACTGCGGCAAATAAACCTTCAGTACCTTTGTAACCATCAGCTCCTAAAGTAGAAGTTCCAGAAACTAATTCACCTTCAACTACTGCCATTTCTAAGTAATCCTCAAAACGCAACCTAGTTTCAGATTCAGCTTTTAAGTACCATAAGTATCCAGATGCTCCATCTTCAGTGGCTACTTCAACCCATCCAATTTGTGCAGTATCAGATCCAGAGATAGCATATTTCTCTTTGATAATAATTGGAGAGTTAGAGAACTGAGTAAAAGAAGGAGTTACAGACTTAATATCAGAATCTGTAGTTCCTTTTTTGTATTCAGAACCATAAACGAAGATCTTAAGAGCCCCAGCTGTTGCGGATAAAGCTGTCATATCAGCCGCAGTATAAGGCTTAACTGTAATAGTAGCTAAAGTAGCTGATGTGTTAACACTATTAGTAACAAAAACTTTGATGTCTTGTCCTGTTGCAGGATCAATAACTACTAAAGTTTGATTTTTAGAGATAACGTTAGCCACAAAGCTAGGGCCTGCAGTTGCATTTAATGCAAAAGTTAAAGTGGTTTCTGTAGCTTTAGTTACAGTATCATAAGCGATATGTAATCTGTTTTGCTCTGACCATACTACCTGATCTGAAGACATTGGCATTTCAGCGCCAACCATCCTTAAGAATCCAGATAGAGTTCTATTTCCATAACGCTCTACTTCAGCCTCATAGATTTCTGGTAAATATTGTTGTGCGAAATCATTTCCAGATCCGTCTGTAAAGTTTAAATAATTGCTCTCAAGAAGTTGTTGTTTTTGAGATGGTTTAATTGACCCATAAACGGGTGCGACTACTGCCATAATAAATTTTTTTAATTGTTAAATTTCTTTGTTTTAATTTTAAGTTTTGAAGAATCAAGACCGCTAATTGCTTTAACTTTTAATCCATTAATAAATACATCCCCCGCCGTTGTTTGTCTAGGCGTTGTAGATGGATTTTTAGAATTAGTAACAACTTCTTTTACTGCATCGGATTTTCCTTGCTCATAAAAGTGTGCTGCTATTTTGTCAATGTTCTCAGCGGCATACATAGCTTTGTGATAACCTTTTGTATCTACAACTTCACCATTATCATTTAAGAACTTCTTAATTAGGTTATTGATGTTTGATTGGTTTTCAGCTACTCGTTCAACATTTTGAATGCCATACCTAAATTTCTTTTCTCCTACATTGATGTCAAAACCTTTGAAATCATCAGAAAAAAGTTTTTGGGTATCAGCTTTGAATTTCTCATGTTGCTGAGCCGCCATGCTTTGCTCTTCGTTATATCGGTTGAAAAAGTCCATTGCTTTCTTTTGCTCTTGGGTAACACCAGGTCTCAACTTGATTTCCTCGTAATATTTACCTTTAATAGTTTCCAGATAGTCTTTGGCTTTTGCAACTTCTTCTTTAAAAGCGAGTTTTCTTTTTCTTATATCTCGCTCTTCGTCAAGTTCCTCATCATAGCTAAAGTTGTCTTCCATTAGGAATTCTATTTCTTCAGCGTCTAAATGCGGTCTTGTTTTTTTGTAATATTCTTTAAGTAATGTATTGTTATCTACATTTGTGTAATCAGCATTTAACCTAACATAGTCTTCAACCGTTCCACCAGTCTCTTCCATAAAAGAAACTAATTTTTCAATGTTTTCAGGTAACGCCCTTCCCGTTTCTTTTGATTCAGCAATTGCTTCCTGTACGTCTTCGGTTAATTTTTGTGTTTCTTCAACAACTTCTTCATCAGTTATTTCTTGAATAACTACTGGCTCTTCTTCAACAACCTCTTTGGCAACGACTTTTTGTTCTTCGTTTCCTTCGACCACTTCTTGCAATCCCAATTCGGGTTGTTCTGCGCGTAACACGCTTTCATCTGTGACTTGCTCTTGAATGGCATCCTCTTCTTTTTTAGGTGTTAAATCAACTTTAGTAACATTGCTATTACTATTTAGTTTTTTCATTGCAGGTTTTTTCTTTTGCAATTTGAAATTCCCTTCTTGTTTTACTGTTTCTGACATGATATGATAATATAAAATTAATTAGTGTTTTTTATCTAGGCATAAACTGCTCTAGATTAAATCCTCCAAGGCCGTCGTTTCCTTGTGATTCAAAATCTTTAGGTAATAAATCATTTTTTCTTTGATCTATTAATTCAGACTGTTGTGTTGCTTGTATTTTTGTTCTTTTATCTTTGCGATCTTCAACTTCTTTTATTTTACCAGCTTCAGCATTTGCTCTTATTTGAGCTAATTGCATTTGATAATTAAATTCTTCAGCCATAAGCTCTCTTTTAATTTGAGCTTCTGTTTGCATTCTTTGTATTTCAAATTGAGATTTAGCTTGTTCAACATTAACTTTTTCTTGTGTAAGAGCTTGTTGTTTTTGAACTTCAGCAAACGCGGCTTTTTCAGCGGTTTCAGCATTTGCTTGCGCTTGAGCTTGTATATTAGCAAGTTGCGCAGCTTCCATTGCAGCTTGCTTCTTTTTTCTTTTTAATTTAAGTAATTGATTTGCAAGCTTTAAGTTTTTAATTTGTCTTATATCTATTGCGTCTTCTAAATCAATACCGCCAGATTGTAATGCTATTTGAATATTTTGTTCCACCTGTGCTTTTTCTTCGTCATCAGGTTCTAATTCTAAATAAATTCCAAAGTCATGCAAGTTTAGATTCTTTATTTCTTTTAAAGTTTCAACATTAAAAGTAGATATACTATTAGCTAACGAGTTTGAAGTTAATTCAAAATCTAAGCAATCAGCAATTCTAAGAGATATGTTTTCACAAGCTCTAAGAGTTAAATACAGACTTGACTGTAATATATGCCTTGTGGCAACGTTGGATTGATTAGCAGCCATCTTTTGTAGCCCTAGTAAAGCATCTTTATCTGGATTACTTCCATCTCTTGCTTCATTTAATCCAGTCACATCTCTTATCATTTGTAGATAATAGTTGTATGTATTAATTAGTGAAGCAATTTTGCCTTGACCAGATGATGAAGATAATTCTTGAACAGGTACTTTACCTCTATTCATATCCCCGTCTTGAGTAAGCGATCTACCTACTACACTACCCGTTTGAAAGTACATATTTAACGCTTCTGCTGGATTATAGTTTGTTCCGTTACCAAGATCAACTTCAGCTAAACCATCCATATCTAAGAATACACCGTCTGGTACTATTCTTGACATTACTTGTTGTAGCTTTAAATGCGTTAATTGAATCATATCAGCAAAGCCTGTAACTTTACTAACTATAGATTCAATTCTACCTTTATACATTCTAGGAGCCGTAATAGCGTAACTCATTTCTACTTTAGTAGTATCAGCATATGGCCTAGTCATGTTCTCTGCTAACTTCCATTCTAGCATAGTATTATTTCCTAATACTTTTGCTCCAGAATACAATACTTCTATTGTTCTAGATACTTTTTGGAAGTTGTCATTTTCAGGCGGATTAAAACTATCATCTTTTTGTATAGTTTTTTCTAATCCAAATTCTGTTTGTTTTATTTTAAATACTTGATTTGAATATGTTTTATATTCAAAGTATAAAACTTGAACTGTATTTTCATCATAATTGCCCCATCCAGTTATATACTGGTTGTTACCAGGCATGTTTTGAATATTTTTTAATTCTTCTTCTGTTATGTTAGGGAATTGTTTTTTAAGTTCTGGTATAGTAATTGCTTTTACTTCACCAACATAATATATATCTTCAAAGTTTGGATCCTCTGTATATGAATAAACCATATAAGCAGGATCAACATAATCCACAACAATGCCGTTAGCTTTATTAAAAGAAGTTTTAACAGCGGCAATACCTAATACTGTGAGATCATAATTTAATCTTCTTCTTACTAAATCATATTTATTTGCAGCTAATACATTATTAATAGCTTCTTCTTCTGCAATTTCAACAGATTGCTTGTAGCTAAGCTGCATATGTAATTCAAGCTCTTCTCTTGTTTCCGGTAATTCATTAGCCGATAAAGATGAATTAGCAAAGTTACCACCAGTTATTTGATTAGCCTTTTGTATTAAATCTTGAGTATACATATCACGCATTATTGCTAATGCATAATTTGTTCTTTTCTTTAAAGACTCTGGATCTTGTGAAAAAGCTTTTATATCATATGTCTTTTGTGACATACCATTAACTACAATATCTACAAACTTAGATATAACAGGCACTGGTTTCCAATCTAAATTAAGATAAGACAAGTCGCCATTAATAGCAAGCTCATCTTTGTATTTTTGTATTGACTGTTCACCTCTAGCGTATAATCTTAATTGATGAAAGCTATTATAATTAGTTTGATACCTATTAGCGTTAGTCCTTCCTTGGTCAAACCATTCCTGTTCAATGGCTCTGGCCACTTGAATACCATACTCTAATGATGCTTTTTCTGCATCGCTAACCACTTGGCTTGGAAAGGAACTATTGGTATTTGTGTATATGTTCATTTATATTATAATTTTTGAGGTACTACCATCATTATTGTATCTTTTTAAACCTAGATTAACAGGCTGTCTTTCTATTCTATTAACAGGAACGTATCTATGTTTATTGCAAGCCATTAAAGCTAAACCAGAACTAATAGATGCATCATGACTTGTTCTATTGTTTATGTTAAATCTAGCCCAATCTTCTAAGGTTCTTTGAAAATACATATCTCCATAACCAGTATCTGATAAACCTATAAATTGTTCAACATAAGTTTCTATAGCAGCAGCATGTGCTTGCTTAATATCTTCACTAGAATTTGGTATTCCCCCTATTTCTTTTTCAGTAACAGATAGTTTATTCCAAATTTTGTCAGGTCTATTCATTGAAAAACCTCTATAACCTCTTCTTTTAAAATGATATAAAAGCCTTGGCTTGTTATTTTCAGCTAGTATTGGCATACCATAAAATACACATGCCATTAAAACATCTTCAAAAAATATTTCTGCTGTTTGCGGTCTAGCTATATATTCTAAAAAGAAATGATTAGGAGGCACATCTTCCATAGAAAACTTAGTTAAACCATGCAAAGAACCATTAGATCCTCTTTGGTCAACTGTACCTGATATATCATAACTATCACAACCAAATGCACCAAGGTGTTCATTACCCGGCCATTTAGTACCATTCTTTATTATCACTTGGTTTTGAAGATGTTTAGCTGGAACCCAAGTTATTTTAAACCTTCCATCTTTATGCGGATTAAATACTACTCTTGTATCAGGCATTCCATTCTCCCAAGCAAAACTACCAGTAGTTACAATTGCAGTATTTCTAAGGTCTTCATTGTAATCTATTTGCTGGTATATTTTTGTTAGATTAAAAAGCGATTGTTTCGCTTCATCTCTAAACGCATGCTGTTCTGTTCTTGGAAACTGACGGTAAAATTCATTCAAACCATCTTGGTCTGATTTTAATCCATCAACTTCATTTTGCCAGTGTTCTATAACACCGTAATCTATTTCATTCTTGTCAACCCCTTTAACTGGATTTTTTGGCGTGTCGAATACAGGTAGCCCATGAGTATCAATGAATCCTTCGAAGTTCCATTCCATAGGTATAAACAAAGAATATAATCCTGAGCTAGTCTGTCCATTGCGGTTTCTTTTTGCAACATCTGAATCATAATACAATCTTTTAAAATTCTCCCCTCCTTTTGCTAAAGCATTTGAAGTAGACCCCATCATACATTTACCAATAATCTTACTGCCTAACCTTAATGTTGTTTTTGTTACCCTCCAGTTATTTAATATATTATCTGGTCTCTCCCACTTTCCTGATTCGTCATGTACTAAAAGTTTGAGCTTTTCACCGTCGTAGGAGTTATCACCGGTGTTCTTCCAGTCGATGGTCGTATCAAGTCCTTGTAATTCGTTTTTGGCAATGGATACCTTATCGACGGACTTTCTGGTAATTTTGGACGCGGGTACACGGTAGGCGAGCTCGGTCTTCGGTCTGTCCATTCCGTCCTGAATTGGTTTGAAGAAGAAAGGATAGTTGATTGATATAGGTACCACCTTATCTGTAAACATTTTCTTAGCATCTGCTCCTGATTTAGATAAGATCCCGAATCTCGCATCAGAAGATATTGTTGCCATATTAACTGCTGTTCCGCTGGCCATGAAGCTAAAACCGGACCTCCTATTCTTAAGGTAGCACATTCCGAAACATCTGTTATCTGCTTGGCAAGCTTCCCAGAATATAAAGAATAATCTGTTTGCTTCCCTAAAATCTGCTCTCCCAACATCAATCTTGGTCCACTGCAAGTACATGTAGTGATTACCAGTAATGTAAGTAGAAACACCTTTGTTGTAAAACGAAAAACCTTTTTCCCTATATTCAAACTCTTGATCGATATACTCATACCATTTGTTTTTAAAGTGATCAGGGTAAGTGTCCCACTCAAATATTGTTTTAATCTTTGACAATTCTTTTGGAATGTTATGAGCTTCCCAATACTGATCTAGTTTGTTTTCTGATCTTGAATAAGCATTCTCTATAAAAGGTAATGCTATTTTTAATCCTTGTATTTCGTATATTTCTCCAATTTTACCAGTCTTACTTATAACAACAACATCGTGTTCTTTGTTATAACCATACTCCCATTTGTTATACCTATTTTGTATTTTAATGGTTTTAGACTTAATATGATCAGGCAGTACTTTGTATAGTGTTTGTTCGTACATTACTTAGATCTACCTTCAGCGAAACCTCTGAAATTTTTTTGTGGTGTATCAGCGGATTCATCATTTAACAATTGTTCTTCTTGTTCAATACGTGAAAGTATTTCAAAAGCATCGAATATTGCTAATTTCTTTGTAGCAGCCGCATTTTTTAATCTATCAGCTGATATATCATCATCTGAATCAACAATTTTTTCTCTAGCTACTTTTATTAATTCCTCAACTGCTTTTTGCCCAGCTAGGATTATTTTCCTCTTCGTTTCCTTGGTATTCATATTTAATTACAATATCATTAGATTTCATACAGTACAATTTCTTTTCGTCAACTACAAACTCAAACTCTCCACCCGGTGTATAACCAATAAGGTCCCCAGGATTGATTTCTAGCGCTTGTAAGGAACTATTACCATATTTAAGTATACCAATAAGCTTTTGCTCTTTTTCAAGAGAGAAGCTGTCTTTATTTTTAATTGGAACAACAAAACATCTATCATTAAAAGTTTTCCATTTTTTTGGTTGTCCATATAAATATATTTGATCTGGTGCACAAAAATATAAATCATCCATAAACATAGATCTACTATCTTTTTGTTCACCTCTCATGTCGTAAAATCTTCTAAAAACATTATGGTGTATTACAATTATATCACCAACACTTATTCCTGTATCATACGCTAATGGCGTAGCTACAACTTCTGCAAAATTATTTACAGATTTAAATGTTTCTATTGATGAGTTTGTAATTAATGTTTTATCCCCTACTTTTTTCTCATTATCATAGCGCTTCCCAACTGGCTTCACAATGAAGTCGTAAATACTTCTCATTAGTACTCGAGATCATACTCAACAGATATTGCCATGTTAGAATTAAACTTCTTCCATGGCATTACCTCATCATTTTTCTTTATATGAATGTTATAAGAGTTATCATTTTCTTCAAATATTATGTAAGCTATTTCGTGGCCGCCATAAACGGACTGCCCTATAGCGTAATGCATAGCCTCATTTTTATAATCAGAACCTATACTTATTTTTCTTATAACAGAAGACATTTTATTCTTCTTTTTTAATTTCAGTATAATTACCAGTTTCTATATCAATAGTAATGGCACCATACTCTTTTTCTAATTCCGCTTTAAATTCTTCGATGTCTTGATTAAGACCAGCTTGCTTGTGTAATAAAGCATGCTTCTGAACTTCAACAAAACCAATATCTTTTAAAAGATTGGTTAATTCTTTTTGTTGTTCTTGAATTTTAACTAATTGTTCTTCTGTGATTGTTTTTACTTTTTTCATTTGATTTGATTTGATTTAATTGTTTTTATTTATTATCTTTTATGGCTGAGCCAAAATAATATCCAAATATGCTTAATGCAACTCCTTCAACTATTCCTAGCAAATGTATAAAAATTTCTTTATTAGAAGCAGGAACTTCTGTAGTAACTACAGTATAAACTAAAAAAGCAAAAGCTGTTAATCCAACTATGCCAGTAAGATTAAACATCCAGTCTGTTCCGTACTTTCTTAAGTTTACCTCTCTTTTCCTAGCCGAATCCCTGTCTTCTACTTCTAACCTATAAAGTTCCACCAATCTATTGTGAGCTTCAGACTTTTGATCTTCGTTTAAATCAGGATCTTTATCTATTAAGTTTTTAACTACACCTAAAAGACCTTTATCAGGAAGCGCATCTCCTACTACATCTATAATAGTAGAGCCAGCACCTAATAGAAATTTACCAAGTCCTGTTTCTTTAAAAGGTTTTTTGTTTTTAGACATTATCTATAACTAAACTTAGCTTTAATATTAGGATTTTGTTTTTTTATTTGATTAGCGTAGTTTTCAAATTGCTGTGGCGTAATTCCCCCAGCGGCATTGTACGTTGGAATAGCACCACCTTCTTCTAGTCTATTGCTACTTCTTTTTACATATTTAGAAAACTTACCAAGATTAGCCCCCGTGGGAGTAGGTATTTTTTCACCATACTTTTCATTAATAGCTCCAACTAAATCTTTAGTTTGAGATTCAGTTAATTTACCTTTGCTTTTTTTAGTATCATCACCAGGTCCTTCGTTTATTTTACTTAAAGGACTTGAATATTTCATTTTAAACGGCATAGTTATTTTGTTTTAGATTTACTATAAGCTTCTTTTTCCCAAGGAAGATTTTTTGCGCCTTCCTTCATTTGCGCTCTTAAATATTTTTTACCTTTCCAAAAAACTGCATTGTCGTTATAATCTAAGTCACCTCTTTCTATTTGATCAAGGTGGACTTTCTCATGTTTTATAACGTCGTTTATTTGTTTTTCGTCGGTTATGTTTTTATTTACTAATATACTACCATTTTTATTAGCTTTACCTAATATGCCATTACCTAAGTCTACGTTGTATATAGGTGTGTTATCGATATAGTATGGTGGATTACTTAGTTTAAACGCCATTATAAGGAAACATGTTGTTTAAAGCTTCTTTTCTTTTTTGGCAACCACAAGGAATATTAAGACCCTCTGACACTTTATCAACAACGGATTTAATACCAGTTGCTGTAGTTATCTTTTCTATAGTGTCACCCAAACCTTTTGATTCCATTATTTAGAGCAGTGTTTACTCATCCAAGATCCACCCATTTTCATAGGAGAACCACTCATTTTTGCTGGAGATCCATACATAGACATTGGGCTATCGTCTTTTATTCCTTTTTCTGCATTTTTAGCATAGTTTTTTATAGCAGATGCTTTTAAAGACGGATTACTTGCTTCTTTAACGTCGTAAGCTGTTTTTTCACTAATGTTTGGCATAATATTTATTTTTTATTTTTTTTAGCAATTCTTTCTTCTATTCTATCAGCTCTTTTATTTAACCTGTCATGTTTAGCTCTTGCTGCTTTACCTTCCATTGGACCTTTAGAACCAGCGTTATAATCAGATTTCACTTTAGCAGCTTTGTTTTTAGTCTTAGCTAATCTCATTTCTTTTCTGCTCTTTGGAGCATCAGAAACTTTATTAGCCATTTTATCTACTTTCATTTCTTTTCTACTCTTTGGAGTTTCAGTTGATTTAGTAGTATTAGGATCTTTAACACCTAATTTACTAGCTGCTTTTTGAAACGCATTACCAGAAGATTCTGATCCTGTAATATCTCCAACTGCGTTTAACGGAGTGCCAGTAATGGCATCAATAGCACCAATAGAGGTAGCTCTAATTTTTGTAGCTTTAAGTCTTTGGATAGGTTTTAAGTGTTTAGACATAGTTGCTGCTACTTCTCCTCTGGTTTCGCTAGGCGTAAGCATATTTTGTGGCATGGGACCTTGCATTGGACCAGTTGTTTTTGTTTTAGCTGAACTTGGCACCCTTATAATTCCTTTTTTTTTATCTCCAAGCGCGTTTAATGGAGAACCTTTCATTTTAAATGGCATAGTTTTATTTTTTATATATTAATATTAGCATTTCCATCTACGCCTAGCGGCACAAATTCTTTTATCTGGTGTTTTTGAACAATCTATATTATGCATATTCATTTGACCCTTAGATCTAGCACAATAGCTTTTTTTACGAGCACCACCTCCTGGCTGTGGGGCTTTTAAATCACCGCCGGTTTCTTTATTATAAGCTTTTCTTCCGGCAGCAGTCATACCAGCTCCTTCTTTAGCCGTTAAAAAATGGCGGCCTTTGCCTGTAGTTGTCTTTCTAAGTTTATTAAACGGAGAGTCTGACTGTTCGTATGCCATACTATATTACTTTATAAATTGTTTTACCTTTTATTTTTTCAGCTTTTAGTACAATTTGTCTATTTTCATCCGCAGACATGTAGCTCACATGTAGCCAATTAGGGTTTTTGTTATTGCCAAATTCCCAAATAAGTTGATCAAAATCTAAATTATTTTTAATGTAATTAAACATTTCGGCATTTGTTTTATGACCAAAGGTATCGTCTATATCTATAGCCCTGCCATTACAGTGTTGCGAGTTTTTACTCCCACCTATTGCTGAATTTAATTTTACGCTTCTAAAAAAAGAATTTATTTTTATAGGACCACCAACCCATTCTCTTAAGGGCTCAAAAATTACTTCTGCTAATATTTGCATATTAACTAGTTCTTTTTTTGTTGGTTCATTATCTATGCCTAGCCTTAAGGCTGTGCTTGAGTAAATAGCCTCTTTTTCAGAGACGTGTTTACTTATCATTTTTTTTTGCCATTTTTTCTTAGCCACGATTCATGCCATTTTGACACAGTGTAACCTATAGTGACTACCAATAATAATACTTTTAATACGGGTTCTATATTAGTCATACTCACAATAAAAGACAAAGCGTTTATTACATAAAGCTTTAAATCTGCAGTCATAGTTATCCTTGTGCTTTAGAAGTAATAGGTCCTGCTTTATAAGCAACATTGTCCTGTTTTACTTTCATTCCATTTTTACCACTGCTTGATCCGCTTCCCATAGGGAAATTGTCAGTGTTTAAAGGTCCATCCCATAAAGCGTTAGCCCCAGTAATGCCCTGCTCTTCTATTTTACTAACGGCTGGCGATGTTTTTTTCATAATTTCGTTTATTAATTTTAACATTTCTTTTTAAATAAAGGTGCTTTATTGCCAACAGACATTTGTCTTTGCTCTTGTGTTCCATAAATTCCTTGTGCGGCTTGAGTAACACTATCATTAAAGACAGGTTGAGCAGCGCCAAGTGTATTGCTAGGAGCAGGTGGGACCATAGTAGTCTCAACAGGCATACCCGTATTTGGGTCTACCATCTGTGTTGTTGGATCTATCATTTGTTGTGCCGGATTATACATATTATCTATTTTTATCGTTATTAACGTTATTTATTGCAGTTTTTTTAACTATATCCATGTAAGTTTTACCTTTCATTATTTTATTTCTTCTATGACTTGTAGGTATATCTTCTCCTCCCAACATAATACGATACATTCTACTTATTAGTTGTCTGCACTTAAATGAAACTTTATATATATGATATTTTTGCGTGGTATGGTTTCTTTTTCTCCAAACCGTAACCCACCCTTCTTTCAATAATCTGTTCCAGCGCGTGTTGTCCCAACTATAAGCATACGTACCGATTTTATAATCTTGTTTGGTAAAAAAATCCATACAATCAAAGTAGATCAGTAATTCTAAGTCTGCATCAGTTAAGTCATTGTTTCTACCAGCCCATTGTCTTATTATCCGATAATGTTTTAACAAGTTTAACTCCCTAAGGTCACCTGCTTCTAGCCTTTTCATAGAACAACGACTACATCCTGTAGTTTTATAATATGATAAACATTTTTTTTAATATCTATCTTGTGTCCAGCATGGCGATCATAATAAATTTTATCACCTTCTTTAATACCAGCTGTATCATTACCAACAGAAATTACATCAGCTAATATATACCTAATATCATCTCTTTGGTTTTCAGCAAGAAGTAAACCACCTTTTGTGGTTGTCGTACCTTCTTTAACTTTTTGTATGATTAAATTACTACCTATTGCTTTCATTAACCCTTAAGTTATTAATTACACAATCCGTAGATAAAATAGTTGTAGCTACTGATGCTGCATTTCTTAATGCACTTTTGGTAACTAATAGAGGATCAATGATCCCGTGTTTAATCATATTAACTTTTTTGCCAGTTATCACATTTAGACCCATTCCATCCCCCATTGCGGATTCCTTATACTCTATACCCGCATTCTCTAATATGGTCTTAAACGGCGCCTTAATAGCGTCTAGGAGAGCTTGCTCCCCTACTGACTTAGCTTTTATATTTTCCGATGCGTTTAATAAAGCAATTCCACCACCAGGTACAATACCTTCTTTGATCGCAGCTTTAGTTGCGCAGATAGCATCTTCTACCCTATCTTTCTTTTCTTTTAATTCTATTTCTGAATTAGCACCTACTTTTACTATAGCTATTTTAGCTGCTAGTCTTGCTAATCTTTTTTCAAGCTTTACTATTTCGTAAGGCTCTTTAGTTGTGACAAGTTTTTCTTTAATACCTTTTATAGTATTTTGAACCTCTTCTGAAACTTCTCCAACTTGTAATATTGTTTCTTCGTCTGTAGTTACACTTTTTATACAATTACCTAGGTATTGAGGATTAATTAAATCTAAATCATCTCCTAAGTCTTCGTTTATAATAGTAGCACCAGTTAGCATTGCAAGATCATCTAATGTTTCTTTTTTAGCTACACCATATGTTGGTGCATTGATAACATTAATCTTTAAATTACCTTTAACTTTATTCATTGCTAAAGTTGCAAGTACTGGTTGGTCTATGTCTGCAATTACAAGTAAAGACTTATTACCTTTTATAACAAACTCTAGCACGCTTTGAATTTGTCTAATATTATCAATTGGTGATTCAACTAATAATACATAAGGGTTTTCTAATTCAGCAACTCTTTGACTTTTGCTTGTAACAAAATGTGAGTTCGTTAGCCCTTTGTTATATTGTACTCCGTCAACTATTTCTACTGCTGTAGTACCATCTGACGATGTTTCCATCATAACTACCCCCGTTTCATCAACTGCTCTAAAAGCATCACCGATTAGTTTACCGAGCTCTGCATCGTTGTTTGTTGATATAGTTGCAATTTGATCTATCATATCGCCACTAACATCTACTGAAATTGACTCTAAGTATTTAACTACTTTTTCAACAGCGTTGTCTATACCTATTTTTAAATCTCTTGAACTAATTTTATCAGCTACATTGTAAGCTTCAGTTAGTATAGAGTGCGCTAATACAGTTGCGGTTGTTGTACCATCACCTGCTTCGCTTACGGTTTTTCTAGCAGCTTCTTTTAAAAGTGTAGCCCCCATATTTTCTACAGGATCTAATAGTATAATACTATCTGCTACTGTTACACCGTCTTTTGTTATAATTGGTCTTCCATTTCCATCTTCTAGCATCACACATTTACCGCTAGCCCCGAGTGTGGAACTAACGGCTTTTGTGAGTTTTGTGATACCTTCAAATACTTTATCCTTAGCTTCATTACCGAAACTTAGGTTCTTGACAATTGCGTCTGACATAATTTAATTTAATTTGATTGAAGTAGTATTTTATTTAAAGGTTTTAACGACTTTAGGCCCGTCTAAGAATTCCAGCTTTTTAGCGTAATGCTCTACTGTTGAATCAATAGCAGCTTCAGCACCAGTAACTGTTTCTCTTCTGGTTACGTCGTTCCAAGTATCTTTATTTTCTAGATCTTGGTATTCGGTTTGAAAAAAACCGTTTGGTAATTGGGTGATTCTCCAGTTAGCTTTAGTAGCAATATGCTTCCATAGCTCCTTGGTTTCATCGGTGATTTGTGGTTCACTACTCCACGAATGAGTGCGGTAAAAAAGTGTCATTGGTTTTGGTTTATTGTTAATAGTTATAAGATTACGTGTTTTTTGGTTTTTTTAAGCAGTATATGTACCACTCGATGTATAAGTTAGTATTGTATCGCTTCCATATGTTGTTACAGCAGGCGAACCTGTTGTAGTGCCTGTATAGTTTGCAGTTGGTATACGGAGTATAACTACTCCTGAACCCCCTGCCATTCCAGATGCTGACTTTCTTCCTCCGCCGCCAGATCCTTTGTTTGTTGCTCCGTTTGTGTCCACAGGCGTAGCTCCATTTGAAGCGGTTCCATTATTACTGCCCCTTGCTGCTCCGCCACCAGCATAATATATTGAAGATCCTGTAATATTATTTAAAATACCCTCGCCTCCGTTTCCTCCAGAAGATGAAGTTGCATTACCACCTACTGTTCCAGCTCCTCCGCCGCCTCCGCCGCCGATATAATTACTAGAAGCTGTACCTCCATTATTTCCTTGGCCAAGCGTGCCACCACCCCCAACACCCGCGTACAATGCTCCTCCACCACCTGAACCACCGTCTATACCTGCTCGAGCTGGGGTTGAATTACCAGCGCCACCTCCGCCACCGATAGAAATAATGGGTGTTTCATTAGCTGCTTGAATAGAAGAAGACCCTCCATTGCCTCCTTCATAACCAAAGTCTTCTAATTGTACGCCAGCTGCTCCGCCTGCTCCAACCGTTATTGTATAAGACGTTGGAGGAGTTAATGAATATCCAGTTGAAGTAAGCAATCCTCCAGCTCCTCCACCTCCACTATAATATCCTGTCCGACCACCACCACCTGAGCCGCCACCTCCAGCAACTACTAAATAGTCAACTGCATAAGGCAATGGAACAAGCGTATCCAAAGTCAACCACTCTGTGCCATCGTATGTTTCCATAACAACTTCAGTGGTGTTAAATCTAATATACCCAGCTACAGGAGATACAGGACGCTGCCCTGTTGTTCCTTTAGGAAATGCAGTTGCACCTGTAGACGAATCTAACTCTAATAAATCTGGGTGGTTTATTTTTGTAGTCGCCATATTACTCTTCTATAATTACTTCTTCCCAATTTAAAATTTCTTCATTCCATTTGTATAACTTACCGTCTGTTGGATAAGGTACTGGTGAATCCCAAAGACAAGTGTCTTCGTTCAATGTCCAGCTATTAAATGGTTGAGGTGGAATAAAAGCATCTCTTGTAGAATCGTAAGTGTAACCAATACCAGCATAGTTTTTTCTAAGTACCTTAGATTGGTTTTTGCTTGGCTCGTTAGTGTTAGGGGCATAATGCACTCCACCTCTTGTATTATAAGAAGTCTGAATCCATTGCCCTGGACTATCGTCTACGAAGTTGTTAAAAAAATCTGCTTCAGCTACAATTACCCTTGTAACTATTCCGTTTGAAACTTTTGCAAAGTGTCCCATATATATATATTTAAATTTGAAATCTTAATATCACTATTCCTGAACCACCCGAAGCAGAAACTCCACCTCCGTCAGATCCACTTCCACCGCCTCCACCAGTATTAGGTGTGCCGGCTACTCCATTTCTATTATTAGGTTGAAATCCACCTCTTCCACCGCCACCTAGTCCTCCAATATTTCCACTTGTACTACCAACAGGTATACCAGCGGCACCACCGCCTGCATAGTAGCCGTTATCTGCGCCAGTAGAAGTAGCTGTAGCCCATGCGGAATACGTGTTAATGCCATTCCCCCCAGGTGTTGCTATTCCGGTTGCGCTTGGGGGTGTTCCATTGTTTCCAGCCCCACCGCCTGATCCACCTACCCTTGAATCACCATTACCACCATCATTTCCTTGACCAGTAGTTCCGTTTCCAGCAGATCCAGATACAGGACCAGCTCCACCACCGGAACCCCCGTTGTTTCCGCTATCATTACTAGCTGCGCCGCCTGCTCCACCTCCAATAGCAACATTTGAATTAAAAGATGAAGAATCTCCATTAGAATTTACTCCACCACCTCCGCCAACAACAACTGTATAATTTCCAGTGCTTAGTTCTTGTGAAGCATAAAGTAATCCACCAGCACCTCCGCCTCCACCGCAATTAGCGGTGCCATCAGAAGATCCCGCACCACCTCCGCCAGCTATAATTAAAGATTGAATAGTTGCCGTTCCCGTTATTCCAAAAGTTCCTCCCGTTGTAAACGTGTGATACCTATACCCGTCACTTTCAACAATAGTTCCTCCTGTAGTAATTGGTACATTTGAAACAGCATTAATCTTCCTCCACTCTGTACCATTATAGGTTTCAAGTTTTGTTTCGTCTATCTCAGAGTTATGGCGTAGTGTTCCTTCAACAGGATTAGATGGTCTTTGAGCTGTAGTACCTTTAGGTAATCCTAATGCACCAGTGTCTGAACCTAAGTCTAATAAATCGTTTGTTATTTTAGTTAATGCCATAATCTATGCTGTATAAGTTCCAGAACTTGTATATTTTAATACTGTATAGCTTCCGTCAGTAGTTACAGTTGGTGCACCAGTTGTTGTACCAGAGTATTGCGATGTTAAAAGTCTTAGTATTACTACTCCTGAACCGCCAGACCAACGAGATTGAATGTTTGCTATGCTTCCACCGCCTCCGCCTCCGCCTCCAGTGTTTGCTTGCCCTGCGCTTCCTTCTGTAATAACTCCTCCTGTAGATACAGAATGTCTTGAGCCATTTCCTCCGCCAGATGTAGCAACACCTCCAGTAGAATCACCTCCAGTACCGCCGCCGCCGCCTGCTCTGCTTACTAAAGAACCTGTTATGTTTGAAGAAACTCCATTTCCTCCGTTTCCTCCGTTACTTGATGAATTAGCTGGGCTGCCGCCAATAGAACCCGCTCCGCCTCCTCCTGCGGAAGAATAATTTACTGCCATTGCAAAAGCATTTCCACCAGCATAACCTTGACCAGTTGTTCCAGCAGCGCCTAAAAGAGTATTACCTCCATTTGTAGAACTACCACCGCCTCCTCCTGACCCGCCGCTTAAAGCAGGTATATAAGTTGAATTACCACCACCAGCACCACCTTGTCCTCCTCCTAAAGACTCTATTGTACTAAAAACAGAAGACGAACCAGAAGTTGTAGAGCTACCAGCTCCAATAGTTATAACATAAGAAGTACCAGGAATTAATGTAAGTGAACTTTCTGCGGCAGAACCACCTCCTGATGTTGCACCATAAGATGTTCTAAGACCTCCTGCTCCGCCGCCACCACCAAAATATCCTGCTCCACCGCCACCACCAGCAATTACTAAGTAATCAACTAATATAGCCGGGCCTTGACTCTTAACCTGCTTCCATTGTGTTCCGTTATAATACTCAATAACATTGTCATCGGTATTCTCACGAACCATACCAGCAACAGGAGATGAAGGCCTTTGTGCAGTAGTACCTTTAGGTAGGTTTAAACTGCTTGTGCTTTCACCAAGCGCTAATAAATCGTTTGTTACTTTTGTTAATGCCATTGTTTTATTTAAAATTGATTAGCAAATGCCATATAGATATAATTGTTTGTACCCGCGTCATTAACATCTCCAGATGTTCCGTTTACTGTGAAGCCTAATGGATTGAAGTCAACACTTAAGGTTGTAACATCGTTAGCCGCATTATTTAAGTTTGCATATAAATTATTAGTTACTGGATTTGTTGGATTTCTTTTATTGTCTTTCATTACCCAATTCCCTGCTCCACCACCACTTCTTTTAATCATTACAAAAGCTGGCTCAAATCCTGTTGCTACGTAATTACCCGAAGCATCTGTTCCTGAATAACTACCAAATTTACTGAACCCTGCAACCTCTGCAAAGCAGTAGGCTATGAAAGGAACATTTGCGGTAAAATACCATTGAGAATTTCCAACGCCTACAACAGAATCTGTTGATGACCATTTATCTGCTCCATAAGCGGTAATGGCTGCATCAGTACCATTTAACTTTAAAGCAACATCAAATCCATTTGCAATAGCACTTGTATAAGTGTACCACTCGCCTACTTGACTTGTGAATTTTGTAATTACTAATTTAGGAGCGGAATCTAATCCGTGTCCAAAATTTAAGTAACCACTTCCATTTGATTTTGTAGAAACAATACTAAACCCAGCAGCAGGATTTGCACTAACAACAGAAGGAATGCTACCGTTACTGTTTATAGCAGGTAGTTCTGCTCCTTTCCAAGCCCAAGCTACATAATTACTGCCTATTGTTTCAGTATAATTAACTGTAAAACCATCTGTGTCTAAACTTTGACTATATGAAACAGGTGTTGTCTCTGCAGATGTACTATTTGAATATAAAGTTTTAGGCAATCCTCTAACGCTGTCAACTATTTGGTGAAACCAAGTTGCTGTTCTATTTTTAGTCCAAAGTAAATCTGGTTGAAATCCTAAGCCTGTTACACTTTGACTGCCACCTGTTGAAGTAAACAAAACAGTATTAAAACTGTCCTCTAAAGAAGGTTCTATTGTAGTAGGGTCAGCAGCAAATGCCATATAGATGTATGAACCTCCATTAGCGTTTACTCCTGAATCAGTTGAAATAACATTAAATCCATTTTCTAAAAACGTAAATCCATTCCCTAAATTACCTATTTCTTCTGCAGCACTACTATTAGGAAATAAAGCTAAATTAACAGGAGACGAAGGGCTTCTCTTATTATCAAATACAAGCCAATTATCGCCCGAATCAGTTCTTCTTACTAATAAAAAAGCAGGCTCAAATCCCGTTACAATAGTATTACCACTTGCTCCTGTACCAACATACGAACCAAAGTTTGAGAAACCTTCTACTTCTGCAAAGCAGTAGGCTATGAATTGCAAAGTACTGCTGCTTGATATACTATAAAATAAATTATCTGTTGGTATATAATTTGAAGGATAATCGCCTTTTGCTGCTGTAGTATTTAAAAATAAATAATCAGCAGAACCATCAATAGCAGTAGTTAGTACTATCCAATCTCCAACAGCATTTCTGCCTTTGTAAATAATCATTTTAGGAGCTGAATCTAAACCGTGTCCAACGCTTGCTCCATCTGTTCCATTAGCTGTATAACTAACAACACTAAATCCTGCTTCTGTATTAGCAGATACTTGACTTGTTATTGTTCCGTCTGTGTTTGATACTGTCGCACCTCCTGCTTTCCAGTTCCAGCCAACCATTGAATATCCATTACCATTTACAGCGGAACCATTGCCAACTGTAAAACCATTTGAATCAAAAGAATTAACGCCATAAGTTCCACCAAAGTTGTTTTCAGCAGCAGTTGTATCTGATCTTAAAAACAAATCAACGCCTCTTACGGTGTCAAAAAGAGAATGAGATTCAGTAAGTGTTCTTTGTTTTATCCAAACAAAATCAGGTTGAAACCCTACGCCTGTTATAGATTGCGTACCACCATTACCTGTATATAAAACAGTATTAAAATGCTCACTTGGTACAATAGTAGGTGTACAATATTCTTCTGTATATAAAGCCGCTACTTCGTAAGGTCTTAATGCTCTGTTGAATATTCTTACTTGGTCTATTGAGCCGTTTAAATAGTTTTGATAAACAGAAGAATTCGTGTAATAATTAGCTCCAATAGTAACCCTTTGGTTTGTTGTTCCGTTCCAAGCATTAGGTGTATTTTGTGAAGCTATAAAAATATTATCTACATAAAAGTTTAAATTATTTGTACCTGAATCAAAAGTAACTACAACATTGTGCCAAGAATTGTCATTATAACTATTTGTAGAACTAATTACATAAGTAGTTCCGCTATATCTTGAAACAATATCTATTGTTCCATTTGAAGCCATCTCAATAATACAATTAAAAGAATTTGTTGCAAAATCCGAAAACAAATCACTCATAGTTGTAGTGCCTGTTTTAAACCATAGCGAAACAGTAAAAGAATTTTTAGCACCAAATAAACCGCCTAAAGTACTAACTCCATTCCCTAAGTTGATGTAATTGTTAGAGCCATTCAATACTGCTGCTTGCCCAAATACGCCTGTTCCATAAGAAGCTGTACCGCCCCAAGTACCATCATAATTACCACTCTCATCAGTAGCATCGCCATTTAATTGATACAAAGCAACACCACCACCATCGGGAAATGGATTGTATAAATCTACTGTATTAGTGCAACCACCACCAGCGTTAGTGTTAATCAATTTGTTACCAAACATATTACTCTGTTATAGGTTCACCTAATAAATCTTCTTGTGGGAAAAATGTATGCGTATACTTTAAAACTTCAACATAAGACGTTAGAGCAGTTATTTCAGCTTCAAACGTATTTGACTTAGTCACAATATCTAAACGGTCCTTAGAAACGTTCTGAGGTATTTCTACGGCTCTTTCAGCTAATCTTGTAACATACCAGTCTGTTGGAGATAGCAATTTACCGGTCTCTGTTTTAATAGCCTGTATTTTTGACTGCTTTAAAGCTTCGGTGTCATAAACAGGTTTTGTCTCAATAACATTACCTTCTTCATCTTTAATCTCTGTTACAGCGGCAAAATCAATATCCTCAACTGTATGAGTAAAGATTTCTTTAGCAGCATCAAAGAACATAGCTGACAAACGCTGTGTTTGGCTATCGTGTGAGGGGGTAACTACATCGTAGAAACCAAATGCTTTTGGGTCTGCTACTTTTGTAAAGTTTAAATGTAAACCTTTGTCATCTTCCCATGTTGATGGTAGACGCCTGTATGTTTTAATGTTACCGTTTATTTCTATTGCTTTCATATTATTGTGCTTGAGATATTGATAACCAGTAATCGCCACTAGCGGCAACTGCTATTTGTATAAAGTTTGCAACAGTACCATCATAAGCACCATTTGTTACTTTTGACCCAACAGGAAATGTAGGTACAAAAGAACCCGTAAGCACTAAATCTTTAACCATACCAATACCATCATTTGAAAATGTAAAGGTTGTATCAGCTGTTAGGGTTTTATTAAACACCGCTGCTGCAGAGAAATCTATATTAGCCGCAACTACTGCTGCTGCTGTTGTAAACTCTGTGCCTAATACGCCGTATTTTATTTTTGTTAGTGCCATATCTTATTAAGGTTTTACTGGTCTAGTACCGTTTGGAAAATCTTGTTGAGCTGGGTAATCCCTTAGCTCTTGTCTGTATGTCATATAAGCAGCGTGCTGCGAGTGGTCAGTTAATGGAACAATGAAATCACTTGCTTTAAGTTCTGAATCCCTCCATTGTTTTTCTTCAGCAGTTTTTTCTTCTAAAGTTTTTACAGGAGCAGCAAATACACCATTAGCGTAGCTGTGTCCTATTGCAGCTTCTTGACCTGTTACGTTTACGGTTTCTTCTTGTAAAGTTGCAGCAAACTCATTAGATGCCACTATTATATTATCTACTTTACCTTCTTTTATTATAGCTATTAAGTTTTCCATTTTTATTCGTACCATTTAATTAAACAATAACCAGACATTCCAGGTCTTATGTAAGTAGCACTGTTGCTAGATATACCTCCTTGACCAGAATTAGGAGTTCCGTTTATTGGCCAATAGTTTTGATTACTAGAACCACCTCCGCCATATCCATTTATACCCTGGCCAGGTATTTGTTGAGAGGTGGGATCACCACTTCCTGGATAATAATTCCCAAGACCTTGCTGTATTCCGTTAGCTATAGCATCTTCTGCGTTATAATAAGTGCTCGACACTCCTGCTCCTCCATTAGCTGTTAAATCAACGCCTCCAGAGGTAGCTCCTTGGAATAAAGAATTACCTCCATTTCCCCCTGTGCTTCCTGTAACACCACCTGCCCCCACTGTAACAGATATGGCGTTTGTATTATTAAGATACATTTGTTTGCGCACAACAGTTCCGCCAAAACCACCTTTGGCGATAATGTTTCTACCGCCACCGCCTCCTGCTACCAAAAACACTTCTATATAACCTCCTGCATCTATTAACTCTTGAGATGGCGTAAAAGTTCCAGAGGCATTAAACTCTTGGAATTTAGGGGTTAAACCACCGCCTCCTGATGGAAAAAAATCTGTTAAATTACTCATATCTTATATTATTATTTTATAATCCTACTATTACCCATCCTTTTGTAGCTCCTGAGTAAATCAACTCAAACGAAGCTGAAGGTGTATCTAAAGTTAAATCCGCAGCAACACCCATTATTAAACTACCGTTTCTACCAAGTATACAAGTAGCAACACCCGACAAGTTACTTATTTTAATTGAATCACCATTTGCGGGTGTTATAGGCAATGTTAATGTTAAATCTGCAATTAACACATATAAGTTGTTCTTGCTTGCTGTAGTACTAGTAGATATTGTATTAACACCGTAGTTTACTATTTCATTTTGAACCAGTGATACGTTAGATATTATAATCACCTCTATTTCGTCACTATTAGCCGGAGCTTCAGAAAAAGATAAGGTTGTACCAACAATTGTAAATGTATCTTTGTTTTGGTATGTACCACTTACATATACATCCACAAAGTTAATACTAGAAGGTGCAACCGTTAACGTATAATCAGTTTGACTACCAGTTCCAGTAAAATCATTTCTTGTAATTGTATTAGCTCCAGGGGATATATTTGAAACAACCACTGACATAACCTCAACAGATCCATTGTTTGGAGGAGCTGTAGTAAAGGTAAGTGTAGTACCAGTTATTGAGTATGTTTCTTTTTCTTGGTAAACACCAGCAATAAACACACTAGTAAATAATGTTGAGAATGGTGTTACAGATAAAGTAAAAGCAACCGTAGTACCATCACCTACAAAATCATCTTTAGCAATAGAGCTTGAAGAGGATGCTGCAATAGTTACATTGTTACTACCATCATCTGTTAAACTAATACCTGAACCAGCTACAAGTTTAACTGTATCAACAGTACCAGTTGAAGGCGTAAGGTTTAAATCTACATCTGTACCAGACTGTATACTTGAATAATCATATGTTGTACCAGCTACAGTTACCCATGCGTTATCTCCACGAAGGAAAGTAGTCGCATCAGGAGTTCCAGTAGCAGATAGGTCAGCCGTAAGAGTGGCCGCACCAGATTGCGTAGTAGTAGGTGTTAATGTTATAAAAGCGCCGTTAGAAGCCGTGAATGAAGTTACACCGCCTGCAGCGCCATTTGACGCTAAAGTAATTCTACCTTGTTGATCAACCGTTATATTGGCATTTGTATATGCGCCAGCAGTAACCGCTGTATTGGCAAGAGCTATTGTCCCGGTTGTTGTTATAGTACCACCAGTAAGTCCAGTGCCAGCAGTAATACTTGTTACTCCTTCGTTATCTGTTGTAGCTATATTAAAACTAGGATACGTACCTGTAACCGTAGCACCACCTGTTCCCGTGATTACCACCGTTTGGTCAGGTAAGGTATTTGTTACAATAGGGTTTTTTGGATCTGAAGCATCTATGCTTATAGCAGTTCCAGCAACTACGGACTGCACTATATTAGAAGGTATAATATCACCTACTTTTAAGTTTACAAATCCATTAACAACCGTAAAATTGTCTGTGTCAAAACCAGCTAATCCTCTTACCGCTGTTGCCGTAGTACCAGCAGTAGCTAAATCAATATTACTTTGGACCGTAGTCCAATCTGTTAAAGCGCCTGTACCGGCCACTAAATCTATTTCAGCAATAAGTACATCACCAACTTTGACCGTTTCACCATAAAACGTTCCGTCCACTGTAACCGTGTATGTCCAACCCTTTGTAACAGCAATCTGCGTGCCCCTGCTATCAAGAACTGGTGTATTTGTAGTAGCGTCATACGCTCCTTGATATATTAGTCCTCCAACAACAGCATTGTCAACATAAGTTTTTATTGCTAATTGAGAAGATAATACAGTATCTGAAGAAGTACCGCCTCCTAAAGCAACGTCTTCTGAAACAAACTGCATGTTTGCTGTAGAAGTTTCAACGTAAGGTATTAGTCCTGGAGCGCCAACAGTAACGTTCCCTAATCCACTTATTGGGCTTAGAGTAACATTATCACCCGCTACAATTGAAGTAACACCACCCTGTGAAGTAGAATTTATTGTTACAATACCCGTGCCCCCACCAGGGGATATGGATATATCCGTACCCGCTAATATTTGTGTTACCCCAGAGTCTGAGGAAATATTAAAGCTAGGGTATGTGCCGGTTACTACTGTATCACCAGTTCCTGTAATTACAACGGTTTGGTCGGGCTGTGTATTTGTTATAGTTGAATTTCCAGTAGCACCGCTTATAGATATACCAGTGCCGGCAATATTGGATAATACGCCTGTGTTACTGATTATAGGATCAGCAGGGTTTGAATTATCAACCGCAATTCCTGTTCCAGCATTTACAGAAGTAACAGTACCACCACCAGCAGGTACAGCCCACACATTATCACCTCTTAAAAATGTTAATGAATTTGGCACGCCTGTAGCAGAAAATGCAGCTGTTATAGTAACAGCACCATTACTAGACGAGTTAGGTGTTAAATTTATGAATTGGCTATCCTGTGTACTTATTGTAGTTACAGGGGTAGACCATGTATTATCCCCTCTTAAATAGTTTAAATTACTAGGCGAGCCAGTGGCAGAAAGACTTGAGGATATACTTACATTACCAATAGATGATAAAACTGGCGTTGAACTAACGAACGTTGAATTAGTGGAAATAATTGACAACACTCCAATATTCCCTATTGTTATACTATTTGCACCATTTAGGTTACTGTTTGATATAGATATACCAGCGCCTCTTAAAAGGTTCACAGCGCTTATATTACCTATGTTACTAGTCAATACAATATTTGCATTCAATCCAGCCGATTGGCTTGATAATGTATAACCACCTAATAAATCAGCTATATCACCTATGTTAAACGTCCTTGTTGGATTACCATCTACCGGCGTGGCTGAGGTACCATCATATGTAACGGTACCAAGCAGTAAGTCTGACGCTTTAGGCGTAGCCGTTGGATAACTATATATTATTGCCATTTTATATTTTTAGTTAGTTTTTTTAATTATTAAATACATAGTCCTGATTCTATAACTACACTAGATGAGTTTGTTACAACATAAGTTCCATTAACTAGACCCCAGTAACCAGCTCCCATAGGAGCGCCAAAATTATTGGTTTGATACAATGTATCTCCGTCTGTTGGATATGTTCCACTACCCGTGTGGTATCTTGTTGCTCCATGTCCTGCAGCGCAAGCGCTTGCTGTAGAGGTTTCAGGACTTGCATTTGTTAAGAATGAAGTAAGAGCAGGTTGCACAACACCTGAAACAGATTGCGTTATTGTAATATTTGAACTAGGTATTGTTCCGTTTATAGTACCAGTCCCGTTATTGCTTGCTGAATCAGTCCAAGTAGGCCCTGACGTAAATGCATAACCTGAATTAGCAGTTATAGTATGAACAAATTGATATGCATCACCTGCGTCACCTGTTATAGTGGCACTAGGAGTTAGACTAGTTGTGGTGTTTGCAAAACCAGTTACATTATTGCTAAATGCTAAAGTAACCGTATATTGTACCGGTGGTACTGGGCACACTAAACAAGATCCAACTGATACAGCTACTGAACCTGCTGATTGTTTTTGGAATGGCATGTATACACCTTGATATTTAACTTGTACCACATCATTTATATTCATACTACTCACAAACGATGCATCTATTGATGTTGCCCCACAAATATCACACGCTCCTACGTGATACATTGTTATTGGTGTAGTTTCTGGTGCATTACATATTGTGAATATTGAAAACGTATATCCAACATTTATATTACAACTTGGTGGAGGCGCAACTGCAATAGTACCAGACACATTGGTAGTAACCGTAGTGTTTGCAGTAATAGTACCCGTGTTAGGATTAGGTGAAACTGTAGGTCCTGATGTCCACACATAACCGTTAGGTATTGAAGCCCCAGAGCTAAACGAATATGTAAACGGAGATGCGCCAGATTGCGTAGCACCAGTTTGGTCACCAGTTGGTGTATACACTTGCGCCCCTGCTATATTATAATTAACTTGCAATGTAGCGTCAACCGGCGGCGTATAAGCAGCTATTGTACCTAATATTGATGTTGTTTCATTGTAAGTTCCACCCACTTGTTTTTGGCCAGAAGCATTGGTAATGTAAGGGCCGGCTGTCCATGCATAATTAGCGTTTGCAGGGGCAGTAGTAGTAAACGAATAATTAAATGGTACAGGACCAATTTGCTGCGCACCATTTAAATCACCTGTTAAAGTATACCATGAAGTGTTCCCAACAACTTGGCTTTCATCTATAGTCAAGTTAACAATTGCATTACTTGTTTGTAGTGCTAACGTACCTGTTATGTATGTAAATACAGTTTGCGAGCCTGATATACTACCAGAAGCATTGGTTATGGTTGGTCCAGATGAAAAGTAATATCCGTTATCAGCGGTAATCCCTGTTGTGAAAGAATAACTAAGTGGGCAGTTGCCAGATTGAGTGGCCCCTGTTTGATCACCACTTAAAGTAAATTGACCACCAGATATGCCACTAGTATCTACACTAAGTGTTGCTACGCATGGTGGTGGAGGAATAACTTGTACCTGTCCACTTATTGATGTAACCACTGTTTGATCTCCAGTCAATGTACCACTAGCATTTGATATAGTAGGACCCGTTACAAACTCATAGCCAGCAATTGGTGTAACCGTAGTATTAAAAGCATAAGCTAGTGGGGAAGCACCGGATTGTGTAGCGCCATTTAGATCGCCACCTATTGTATAGGCTGTTCCAGCAGAACCGCCGGTAATGGTATTAGATATACTAAGGGTGGCTGTAACCGGTGGCACTACAATAGCCTCTACAGTACCCGCTAATATAGTATATACAGTTTCATCCACACTGAATGTTCCAGTGGCGTTTGTAACCGTAGGGCCTGAAGAAAAGAAGAATCCAGCGTTAGGGGTAATTGAAGTACTGTATGCATAGGATGCCCCCGCTATCCCCATTTTGGTAGTTCCGACTTGGTCACCACCTATTGTGTATTCCGTACCAGATATATTATTAGTAAATGCCAATGTAGTCATATACTGGCTTGCAGCCGCCACCACTACATATAATGTATTTGCGTTCTTTGTAACTAGTGCCGCATATTCCGTCCCACTTAGACTTACCACTTGTTGTACTGCACCAGTACTTGTAAATGTATCCGTGTCATTTCTAATATCCCCTGTGTCGCCAGCATCAATATATGCTTTAACATTTGTAAGTGCATTTATTGGTAAAGCCGCTAATGTAGTTGTTTTTACATCTGTAGAAGAACTTTGATTAAACGCTATAAAATCATTGCTTATAGCCGTTGTTTGGTTTTCACTAAACTTAATATAGTTATTTAAACCCGTTAGGTCAACACCTATAACAGGGTTAACAGTGGCAGATCCACTAACTATATATAAACCACTACCAGTGGTAACACTTGTAACTGTTCCAACCGGTAGTCCAGACACCCCAATTGTAATCGCATTTGATCCGTTATTTGTCAATGCAATATTTGGACCAGCCAATAAAGAAACTATAGTTTGTGAGGAATCACTTCCATTCAACCTAATGTTATTATTCAAACCAGCTTGTACGCTGTTTATTGTATATGTAGTATTTGTGCCCCCAGGTACAGCAGCCCAGACATTATCACCTCTAAGATAGTTTGAAGCAGATGGTGTACCAGAAGCAGTTAGACTAGCGCTTAAACTACCCGTAGTGGTTATATTACCCCCAATCAAACTAATAAAAGTAGTGGCAGTAGTATCAATACTAGTTACAGTTCCACCACCCGGTACACCTGTTTGTACTAAGTCTACAATGCTCTGTATTGAGAATGATTTTGTCGGTTTTCCCGATGCACTAACATCCGTACCTAATAATAGGTCACCAAATGCTGGCTGTGTTGCTTGCTCGTAACTATATACTATTGCCATGTCTTATGCTCTTCTTGATTGTTCCTTTTCTTGTTTTGTTCCGTCAGGTCTATTTTGAGCCTGTGTACCGCCTCTATTAAAAGCCATAGGCACAAACCTGCGGGTATTGTGGTCAA